ATCTTCGTATGCCTAATGCTCTCCTCGGATTGAATAAATCATATCTAACTTCGTTTTGTTGATTCCCACCTAGTATAATCCAATACTCTCTACCGTTGTGTGTTTGTGTGTCAACATAAAATCCAACATGTCCTTGCCATCCTTGATTACCTCTTGGAAACACCACAACATCACCACGTTTTATGTTAACACGTTCTACATGTTCTCCCCAATATAGAAAACTTCTTGCCATAAGCGGAGGATATCGAGTTTGATCGTTGAGATTTGGTATATTATCTTTTTCTAGTATTGCATTTACAAATGCTGCACACCATTCTGTACGCACAGGATCCACACCCACTAGTTCACGTAGTTGTGTTCTATCTTGACGTTCTTGTAAACCAATATATGGCTGTGCTGTGACCACACTATCGTCTATTGTTGTTGTACAGCCCATTAAAATAATTGCTGTAATAACAATAAAGTTATTCTTGTACCACTGCATTATCCATTGCTTCCTCTGCTTGTTGGTAATAACCTTCATAGGCGGCAATGATAGCTTGTTGTTGTTGGACTAAAGCACGAATATCACTAAAGTTCAAACCTAAGTGACCGTATCCTTCTCCTGTAAGTGCATATAATGCAAATGCTTTGCCCTCTGATTGTAACCGTTGCATTACTGCATCGACATTGCCCTCGTTAATTACAATCCATTCTACTTTTCTCATATTAAGTTCGTCTACCGGTGGTAGAGTTAATGTTGGTTTGTCTATTGGTTTAGCACTAACCTCAATCTGTTGTGGTTGGCTCGAGCAGGCCGCGAGACTTATAATCATCGTAAAGCCAAGGACACTCTTTGTTAAAAGCGATGTCATTTTCTGCTGTCCTTTCTTGTTCTGTTAGTTCTGCTCCTGATAGCAGTTCAAAGCATCTACCTGCATTGTAGGTGCCTCTATTTACTGCACGTTCGATGCCTTCTGCATTTGCAATAGCGGCTGCTGTTAAATCAATTTGCTGTAGCTTGTCTGCTAATTGTTGATTTTGTCTGCGTATGCTTTGATATTGGGCATTCAGGGTAGAAAGTTCCGCTTGAGCACTTGCATAACTTGACTCTAAACTATTAATAGTTTCTTCATTGGTTGCTACTGCAATTTCAAGTTTGGCGTTGTTTTCTTGTAGTATGGCCATGCGTTCTTGTGTGTCATTGTAATACCAATAACCTATGCCGCCCATAGCACACATTATCAAAAACATTACTCCTGCAAGTTTCAAACCCATGCCCTTACCACCTACCCTAACAATTTTCCCAGCGTTTTAGGTCCTACAATACCATCTGCTGTCAAACCGTTTTCTGCTTGCCATTCTTTTACAAGACGGGCAGTACCTGGTCCAAAAATACCATCTGCAGGTTCAATGCCCAAATGCTCTTGTACTTCTTTAACTAACGGACCTCTAGAACCTTGCTTGATAGTCTGATTTAAGTTTAGTTCTTTTTCTTCTTCTGGTTCGATTTCTGCATCGCCGCCTAGTACATCCATAGCATGTTCCCAATGCTTTTTGCGATCTTCTAGTCCAATAGTACCACCGTTAATACGCTTTGTCATTCTAACGATGTCAAGTGCATCACATAGTTTATTTAGATTGTTTTCATCCCAGAACCAGCAAGCACTATCCAACGCACCTTTTTTGGTACGCACATAGTCTACTGCTTCTTCTACTGACATATCTACGTCTTCGGCGAATTCAGTGTAGTTGTAACGTCCAGTAAGCTGAATAAGGCCGCCTCCGCGGAAACGCCACCCATCACCGCTCTCTGTGTCTCCGTTGTCCATACGGTTTGCATAAATGACGTTAGCAATCTTTTCAGGTTGTCTATGATATTCATTTGCATCTCTCCCTGCACGTTTAAAATATTTTGGAAATATAGTGTTTAGTGCTTTTGCACTATAGTTTAGGTTTTCTGTAAGGACTCTAAAGCCGCCGCTTTCGTGTCCACATTGTGCAATAAAGCCTGCTACTCTTGGAATAGTATTAATATCCCATAGTGGAAGAATTTCGCACATTGCTTCATACCATTCTTCCCAATCATCTCTGTGGATTAATTCTTCTGCCATCCACGGTTCGAAATCAAAATCGAAATCTTCTTTAGCCATAAATTTGTTCCTTTGTTAAGAGTGCTACCCCGAGGCACAAATTTTTTATTATTGTTATTATTGGGGGTGTCTTTCTACTACTAGTATCTTGTCTTTGTTTTCAAATGTTAATGTTCTTTTACCAAACTTTGTAATATTGTAATCTCCAACATATTTAGTTAAGAATAGAATTTCAGCATAGTCGTTAACGTTAATTTTTTCCTTAATATTTTCTAACATAGTTTCGCGATCACCAAAATCTTTAAACACAAATTGTACAGGATCTGCGTAAACTTTTTTTATTGTAAGTTTGTTTTCTAATAATGTAATATCATCTACAAAACTATTACTAAAGAATTCTTTGTAACTATTCATTTTGTTTTCTAAGACAGCAACATTATAGCTGTCTGCGTCAACAGGAACAGATACACTTAAATTGTCTTCTGTTACATCTTGACTTCTAAATGCTTTATGATATCTGTATCTAAAATCTTGATCTGTTAGGTTTTTTAAACCTTCTACCATATCCATTATATTTTTAGTAATATCTCTATTTCTATCAATCTCAACAAAAACTTTGTAAACACCTGTATCTACTTCTCCAGGTGTGTGATCGGCATCTAACACAAAATCATGTGCAGTTTCTATAAAATTTACCAAATCTTTTGCTGCTTCTTTTTGTTTTACATCAAAACTCACAACTACAATATCAGCATCATCGCCCATTTTGCTTTTGTAAGAGTCTATTTCAAAAATGTCATAAACTAAATCTCTTAAATCACCTGCACGTAAACCCATTATAAACCTCCTAAATTAACATTTCCTGTTGGTGCAGCCATTGCATCACCTGTAGCCGGAGTAATTTCTTCAGTTTCTAATTTTTCAATTGGCATTGCACCACCATATATGTCTGCAATTAATTTTTTAGGCATACTAATTTTTACAAACCATACTTCTTTTTTGTCTAGTTTACCTTTCTTGCTGCCTGGACGGAAATCATCTGGTGTTTTAATTTGACGAGGGACAAGTATATCGCCTTTGCCATATTTAACTTGGCAATCATAATCAGCTAATCTCTTGCCACCAGTTGGATCTGGCATTTCATCACGAGGCCACATAAACATACAACTAACCCAATGTCTGTCAACATTTGGTCCTTGTACTAGTTCACCGTTTTCCCAATTCTTATACACATAGATATTCAATTCATCTATGACTCTTTCAAAATCTTTTAATACACGAAATGCATAATCGCTATCATATATAGATTCTAAATTCTTAATTACCTCTAACTGATCTAGTACTTGGCTCATGATATTTCCTTAATTTAATATATTTATCAATTATAACATACATATAAAAAAAGTTCAATACGCACTTAATGATTTAGATTAGAGAAGTAAATACCATAGCAGGAAAGGTTTCCTGCACTAGGAAACACCTGCTAAACCATTTTAAGGAGGACTTAATGGGTAAAGCAAAAGCCAAAAGGCAACAATCATTTAACAACAATGTTGTTAGAATAAACAATTTCCTACCAAAAAAACAACATAACATAGACATAATACCAAGAAATAGAAATCAAGAAACGTATGTACTAAAGTTACTGGAACCGGGTAAAGACATTGTCTTTGGAATAGGTCCAGCAGGTACAGGTAAAACTATGCTTGCAGTACAGGCTGCTGTAAAAAGTTTTTTTGAAAAAGAAGTAGATAAGATTATTGTTACAAGACCGGCAGTTAGTGCAGATGAAGATTTAGGATTTTTACCAGGTACATTAGAAGAAAAAATGGCACCATGGACACGACCTATTTTTGATGTATTCCGTGAATATTTTTATTCAAATGAAATAGAAGGAATGATTAAAGAAGGTGTAATCGAAATATCTCCTTTGGCATACATGAGAGGACGCACTTTTAAAAATAGTTACATAATTGCAGATGAAATGCAAAATGCAACTCCTAACCAAATGAAAATGCTACTAACACGTATAGGTCACGGTAGTAAAATGGTTGTCACTGGTGATTTAGCACAAGCAGATCGCTTAAAAGACAACGGACTTATTGATTTTGTTAACCATTTAGAAAAGTCTGACACACAACACATTGCTGTATGTCATTTTGTTCAAGGAGATATTGAAAGACATGAAGCGGTAAAAGAAGTTCTTACTATTTACGGAGATGCTTAATACCCAGGTAGGGGGCCACTACGTCCCCTACTACTAATAAATAAAGGCGGCTGATCTAAAGGATGATTATATTTTTCATCCTGTTTTAAAAGGTACATCAAATACTCATTTTCAGTATAAATGAGTTTCCAACTTTTTTCCTTTATAGGTGGCCTACCCATTGCATCATAAAATATTTCACCTACGTGATATTTTTTAAACCAGATGCGCTTTTTGCTGAAACTGCTACGCACAGGCCACCATGCGTAGTGTTCAGTCCATTCTACATCTACTTCAATGATTGGCGGCATCTGTGAGTTCCAATGCGAGAGGAAATATCTCTGAGATGACTTTAGCACACTCCCAAGCAATTTCCATGTGTTCTTTTTGTGTTCCATTAGCACCTCGCAACTCAATGTAATGAATCCAACTACGCAGTGTACCATTCATGTAAAGACGTGTTTTTGTACATCCTTCTGGTAAAACTGCACGAGCTTGTTCTTTAGCAATTCCATTTTCTATAGCCCACTTATAGGCTTTACCAGCAGCAAACATGACGTCTTGTTGTAATTCTTCCCACTTGTCTTTTAATACATCGTCGTCAGTATCAATAGAGTTTTGTCTATTTTTTTGATCTTGCAGTCTTGCTTCACGCACGACAAACATATCACCCATTTCTTCTGGATTGGCATACCGTTGTGAAAACTCTTGGAATGCAAAACTACGATGACGCACAATTTGGTGCGCAATATCACGAGTTGTATCAATCTCCATACACACGTTTACCATTTCTAGTGGGCTCCAGTGTGCATGTTTAATCAAATACTTTACAAGTTTTTCACTTGTTTCTGAATTCATTTGGTTTGCTGGATTGCTTACTCTAGCACAAAATGCCACTAGGTCCAACAAATCGTCATTGTTGATACCTTCTTTTACAAATTCATCTGTTGCTTTTGTGTAACTTACTAATCGAACGGCCATCCCGCTAATTCTCCTTTGATGTTAGATAGTCTTTGACTTAAAAAATTTATTGTTGTGTGGATATGTCCAGTATCACTGGGCTGTAAAAGTGTTTTGTAGTATGCTATTTCTTCTTCTAATACACTTACTCTTACAATATCATTTATCAGTTTTTGGTTATCAGTCGCCACGTCCTGGTGCCTCGCTAAAATATTGCATTTTGCCTTTTACACCATGCCATTCTTCTGCATCTTCTGGCACATCTTCTTTACGCATTTCGGTAATATTAGGCCAAATATCACTCCATTTTTTATTAAACTCAACCCACGGTTTTGATCCTGGGGCTGTGTCTGCTTGAATTGCATCTGCTGGACATTCTGGCTCACACACTCCACAATCAATGCACTCAATAGGATTAATTACCAGCATGTTTTCGCCTTCATAAAAACAATCAACAGGACAAACTTCAACACAATCCATGTGTTTACAACGTATACATTGATCATTTACAATATATGTCATAACTTTCCTTCTTCTCTCATTTTAGCTCTAATTTTTGTAGCACTAATATTATGAATTTCTTCACCTAAGTCATGTTGTGTAAATGTATAACCCACACCACGTCCATAACTAATATCTACAATATTTGGTACTTGCATAATAACATACTCTACTCCTTCTGTAAAGTCATGTTCTGCTAATCCTGCAACAATGTTTTGGCGCACTTCGTTCCAACGGAATGGATTATCGTCTTGTGTTGCTGTGCGTCCAGCCCCGGCATCTTCGCCTACAATACCGCCAACATCACGTACCATAATACAAACTTGTCCTGTTTCAGCAAGTGCTTTTTTGAATAATGCGGTATGTCCATCGTGCCATGGCTGCCAGCGTCCAAGCATCTGTGCTGTGGGTTTTTTCCAATCAAACATTAGGCATGTACTCCTGTGATTACATTTACTAAACTTGCAATTTTATCATCAGTAAGAAATTTGTCAATAACAAGATCTGCATAACTAGGAGGCTCAAACATACGATTAGTATCCTCAAAACGACCGGCACCAATAGTATGCATCCAAATTGTGTAATCAGCTTCAAAGATATGTCGTGTTAGATCTGTGGGACAAACAAAATCACAAATCACGTCACGCCCGCAACCTTTTTCAAAATTAGCAAGATTACTCATGCGGCGTGCTTGTCTAATACGACCGTCTTCACTAAATTCCCAGTCATTTGCCATACGCCTTACTTCATCTGCATTGTACCAAGCACAATCTAAATGTTTTTGCAAACGTTCTGCCAGATGTGTTTTGCCACTACCTGGCAATCCCATAATTAAAATTTTCATAATGCTCCTAATCTAATTAGTGTTGCTGCAAGATTAATTTCTGGATCTACTACAAGTGTGTGATCAACAAGCCCTTGCTTAATAATTAGCACTGCTTGATCTTGTTTATCTTCACTTCCGAATAATTCGATGTTATCATAAAGCCAACGATAAATTTCTTCCATTTCTTCTGCACGTACAGATCCGCACAACAACTTTCGTGCATCACCAATTTTACCTGCTTTGAACAATTCTACCATATCCAATTTCCAGTCGCTCTCACCACTATCGCCTTCTTGTGGGCTTACAAGTTTACCTTCTACTGAATTCATCTGCACCATGTTGATACACTTACGCAAGTCTGGATAAGTTGCTTTCACATAAGTGTCCAGCGTATCCAAATCAGGTGTAACTCCTTCTGTAATCAGGATTTCTGCAACTCTAGCTGTGAACTCAGTTTGGTCAATCTTAGCGATATGGAAACCTTGGCATCTGCTGTGGATAGCAGGAATAATGCGGTTAGGATAATTACAAGTTAAAATAAATCTTGCTGTGCTGTGATATTCTTCCATAACACCACGCAATGCTGCTTGTGCGTTTGGCGATAAGTAATCAGCCTCATCTAGTAACACAACCTTGAAATCGCCAAATGGAATCATTTGTACAAACGAAACAATTTTATCACGCACATCATCTACTGAGTTTGTGCGACTTGCGTTAATCTCTAGTATGTCTAATGGATTTACATCCAACTCATTAAAAAGTAATTTAGCAAGAGTAGTTTTACCAATCCCAGCATTGCCACTAAAAAGCAAATGCGGAATAGTTTTATCTTTGATCCATGTTTTAACTTGATTTCTTTGTGCGTCATCTCTAAACACATATCCTTCTACCGTCTTTGGACGATACTTTTCTACCCATAGTTCTTTCATTCTTCTTCCTGTTCCCAATATCTACAATAAAAATGATTGCCACAAGCATCAATCTCGTGCTGCGGATAACCTTCGCTCAACAGCCAAGGAAAGATACTTTCATCTTCGCCCAAGTCCGCTGGCAACGGTTTAGGAAAACCATACTTCCAACCACTAGGAGGATCACACATTAATACTTTCATCTTCTAATCCCATAAATTTTCATAATATTTGCCAAACAATCGGAAACCATTTGACATACGGTCTTGATGTGCTTTCACACCTTCTTGATCCCATTTGTTATAGTAGTAATCTTCCATCCAATCATCACGACACTTTTGTTCAAATGCCCAAATCATTTCATCCATGATCCAGTCCCAACGCTCAAAAAACTTAGGGTCAGAATCACCGTTCTTGCCGTATGCGTCCAGTTGCTTTTTAGTAGCACGTAGTTCTCTTGGAACATCTTTCATATCCACCATAGGAGCACCATGCTTTGTAGCTTTTAGCTGTACAAGCATAGGCAAGATGATAGGAGCAAGTGTATGATCCATTGACCATGTGTCATAGTTGTGTATTTTTATCCGTGTCTTTTGTTTTGGTGAATAACCAAACCATTTGTAAAGCCAATTATGATAAAACCTATGATTAGGATATGGTCCTATTTTAACTTTCATCTTGTTCTAACTCCCATAGTTCGATAGCACCTTCATCTGTTAGTAATGCAAAGCCCAACTGCCAAGTAATCAATCCTTCGTTTTGAAGTTTTAAATACTGACTATACCAACGCTTGTGGTCTCCACCGTGTTTTGCTAATAATAACAGCCTTTTCTTACGAAGTTTAGTCACTTAATTAGTGTACTCCACTTTTTGAGTTTTTCAACTTTTACATCAGCTCGATCTTGTAGTTCGATCCAGTCTGTGATTCCATGTTCAACCATCAGTTCCATCATACAAAATACATCGCCTAGTTCTTCCACTAGTTTAACACGTTGTTCTTCTTCGATCAAGTCTAAAGTTTCATACTTTCGCATTATTTTACTACAACGTTGTGTAAGTTCTCCGCATTCTTCTGCGGTTATAACCATCAGTTGTTGTAGTGTGTTTATAGGACTATTCTCCATATTCTTGATTATACCTCCAAGGAATATATATGTGTTTCCACATTTCGTAAATACCCCAAGCAACAAAAGCACCTATTATAGGGGCTTTTAAAGCAGTAGCCATTACATCTGCTACTAAAAATGCTATAGGGTAATCATACCATCTAAGCAACATTAACTCCTATATTTTTTAACATTTGCTTTCCATCTTCTACTTTGACCATGTCTTCGCATACTTCTTGTAACATCATATTGTGCAGTGTCATTGCCATATGAAATTTTTCTTCACTCAAACTCTGAAACCATTCAAACAATTCGTCACAGGTTTCTTTTTCCCACATGATATCCAACATTTTACATTGTTCTGTTGTTAGCCCGTCTATAGTCATTTTGTAACTCCAAGTTCTTTATAAACCATTTGCACACCTTTTGCTTGAAAGTAAGCATCTGCTAATGCATTGTGTAAATCACTTTGCATTGCTTTACGTGGATCCGTCTTTGCTAGTGCAAACAATGTGCGGCTATCACGAACTTGCCAAAATTGCCAAGGAATAGGGTTACCAAGTTGACGCAACATATCTTCAATGATTGTAATATCAAACCCGTAGCCATGTCCCCATAGCACATCCACACCTACCATCCATTTAGGCAAGTGATCTAAAAACTCACGTGGATGCACACGGCCGTGTTCGCTAAACGCTTCCTCCTGTATTTTAGGATCTTGTTGACCCCACCAAGCAATAGTGCTATCATTTACCTTACGACTGCTTTGTGCATCTAAATCCAGTTTATAATAAAACTCACTATGAGGTTCACTATCGGTATTAGGATCAAACTTTACACCGCCTACGGTTAATACACTTGCATTTGGTGTTACATCTAGTGTTTCTAGGTCAATCATTGCATGAATTGCCATTACGCAGTCTCCTCTTCAGGAACCCAAAGTCCACCGTAACCTTCAAGTAAACCAGTATCTTGCCAGCGTCCACCACTTTCTTGCATATTTAGATAAGGGAAACGACCTTCTTTATCAACAAATTCGTGGACAAATGCATTTTCAATTGTATGATAATCAATAGGCATTTCTTTTGTAATAGTACTATTCATTGTAGGAATAGTAACTTCTACCAAAGGAGCCCATACGCAATATACTTCTACTTTTTTGCCTTCTGCAATACATTTAGTCATGTAATGCCAGACGCAATATGTTCTTGCGCTCATGCCTTTTGCAAAACCCGAAAAGTAAGCACCATATGTTGCGGCAATACCACCTTTGGCTTGACTGCCACCTATTTTTTGTATTTCACCGTCGGCACACAAAGCATATACTCTGCCACGTTCATCACGTTGCATTTCTTTAGTCATGCTTTCATCCCATGCAAATTCTAGTCTTTTTTCATGTCCTGGTTTACAAATGACTTCGCCCACACGTTGCATAGTAGTTACATAATCAATATTCATAGAAACCCCTCTGTGTTTGTTACACTACACTTATAGCACAACTCACAGAGGGTGTCAATAAGTTTTTATTCTCTATTGCCTAATAAAGACAACAAAAATTGGAATAGATTCACAAAGTCTAAGTAAAGACTCAATGCCATTTGCACACCGTACTTTTCTGCTACTTCCATATTAGGTGCAGAAAGGTACAAGTTCTTTGCAGTTTGTGTATCCCATGCTGTCATACCTACAAAAATAAGCACACCAATGATACTGATAGCAAATGCAAATGCACTACTTGCTAGAAAGATGTTTACAATACTAGCAATAATAATGCCAATCAAGCCTACAATGAGAAAACTACCCATTGTGGTGAGGTCACGTTTTGTAGTGTATCCGTATAGACTGGCTGCTGCGAATGTTGCTGCTGTGATAAAAAATACTTGAGCAATGCTCGTCGCTGTATACACCACAAAGATAGTGCTCATACTTACACCCATTACTGCTGTAAATGCATAGTAAAAACGTGTAATGCCCTGTAGGCTCCAGTTTTGTCCTGCAAAGCCATAATATAAAATCATGCCTAGCGGAGCAAACATGAACACCCACATTAAGGCACCCATGCTGTATACCATACCTGTTGTATAAACAAGGTAGGCAATAAAACCACTTACTGCTAATCCTGTAGCAGTGTGGTTATACATATTGATCATGAATTTACGCAAGCCTTCGTCATACGCCCTACTTGCAATATTTGCTGTTCTTGCTACCATATCACTCTCCTACAAATTTTTCTAGTTCTGGAGCCTTCCATCCTTCTGGCTTCAGTACCTTACCGTCTTCACGTTTAATAACTTTGCCTGTTTCTGGATTAATCTTAGCAAAGTTAGTATCCATTACTTCTTTCCAAGCACCTTCCCCGTCCCAACCCGCGGCACGAATAGCACCCATAGTAACAACAAGGATATCTACTAGTGCATCTAGTTGTTCTACCTTGTCATTGTCTAGAATGGCTTCTTCTAGTTCGTCTGTTTCTTCTCGAATTAGATCAAGATACATTTTGTAGTTTGCTTCTGATGGCTCTTGGTCACACGCCGAGCCAAAGCGTTCAATATCTGCAAATGGATTTGTCATTTATACCTCTTCGCCAATGAAAACGTCTTCTGGTTTTTCTTTGCTCCAGCCCATAATGCTTTCTGCTTCTACCATACGCAGTGTCGATTCTCCGTCGCCTTCATCAACATCTATGCCTCTTGTCCAACGACCATGTTCTACTAGGATCCAATCTCCTACATTGTAGTCGTCTGTGTTTTCAGGTCCTTTTGCATGGACACGACACCAACGTGGATATATACCTCTACTGGTACCATCATCGCCTGTTAGAATAAGCCCACTACGTGTGACTTGCTCACCAAAGTGCATATCTCTAACAATTACTCTATTTCTAATTGGGCTGAGTTTGCCTTTAATTTTTGGTGTGACTTTAAATCCACCACCCATTCCTTCGCTCATTATCCACCTTTCTTTACAAAGTTACCATCAGCATCTTCAACCCATTCGTTGTCAAATTCTGCTAATTCTTTTGCTTCTGCATCGGCAACTGCACTAGTTGGTGGTACAAATTCTCTAGAAGAAGATTTTTTTGGATTTTCTTCTGGTAAACTGCTATAATAATTTTGCATTATCTCTTCACGTTTACGAATAATTTTTCCACCTGGACCTAATTCGTCACCTCGTGCATTTACTTTAGCATTACCTACCGCAGGTGTCAACTCATTTCTTTTGATAAGCATATCTAAATCAATTTGTTTACCCTGGGCAGTTCTATATATTTTTCTACCTTTACTTTTACTAACCATGTCGGCTCCTTCATGAATATTTATTATTTAAAATTTGTTAATACTTTATCTTGATATAATGGTTTACAAATATGCCAACTAAGGTTGTCGTTTGCTAATTCCGTAGCCATTGAAAAATATTGAATTTTGGTGTTTACATTCAAGTATTGTAACCAAAATTCTTTATCATTTTTCAATTGTTTTTTAAACTTTTTTTCTTGATAAGGATATAATATTTTGTTGTGTATTTCTAAAAAAAGTTCATCAGTTTGATCATAAAACATTTTAATTATACCAAAAATATTACCATGCTCTGTAATTGGCTTATATTCGCTAGTTGCAAAAGGAACATTGGTTATGTGTAACATAAATCTTTTAGAAATATCTAACCGAGAAATAATTCTGTTATACTCTTTTAATCCAAATTTTTTCTTGTGTACTTTAATATCTCCAAAAATCATTTTTTTATTAAATTTGTAATTTTTATTTTCGTGAGTATTACAATTTGGAGTTAAAAAAAGTTTGTAAGGTTTAGCGGTCATTTGCACACAAAATGAATGTTCTTTTATGTTTAATGTGCTTAAATTACTTACATGATGGAAAGCTCTTTCTCTTTCATCTTTATATTCAACGTAAAAATTCACGCCAGTCTAATCCAAATTTAATACTATCAATTCTATGTACACCAATCAAATACAACACATAACTGGCAACACTTGATCCTCTACCTACACCCCATACTATCCCATTCTCACGCATAAAGTCTACAAGATAGATCATATAGCGTAACAAGTCATTCATACCACGCTTTTTAAATTCCTGTAATTCTTCGTATGCTCTATCCCATTCGGGTGTAGTTTCAATATGAAAGTCTTCGCATTGTAGTTCTTCCATAAGTTTGGCAGCAACCCACTCTTCTATAGCAAGTGTCTTATATTCATCAGGCATAAACCATTCACTTTGACATACACCGTCAAAAGTCTTTTGATCTACATCTAATGGAATATATTTTTGCAGTTTGTCAAAGCCTTGTTCTTCCATAGCAGCATTGAACTTGTCTATTTCATCTGTAGGATTACACAACACCACATGAACTTTATCCGCATGACCACTATAGATCATATCGATAAGATCGCGATTTGTAAATCGTGGAATACCTAGTTCATCTGTTCTCATAAGCATAAATGTATATTATGATACATTGATCAAATTGTCAAGATCATTATTTTTTTTGTTTGTTTTTTTCTGTTGCACTTGCTTATCTTCAAGAGCAAGTTTAAATGAATCCATTAACAAAAGTATTTGCTGTCTAACTTCTTGGTTTTCACTTAAAAAATAACTATTATTTAACTTGTATATTTTTTCTTCAAGTTCTCTGATAGTCATATTGTCAGTGTCGACATGTGGATGTATCATGCTGTGTATGTACCTACAAAGTCTAAATGAACGGTGGCTCCGCCATCATATGTCCATGCTTTAATCAATTTACTTGTTGTTTCTGTAGTTGGTACGGTTACGGTTGTGCCAGTCCATTCTGTGTTTCCATCTGTTCTAAACACACCTGAATCTTCTGTTAAAAAGGTAACATCTCTTTCAGTACCGTCACTAAACAATTGAACACGCATTTCTGCATACTTTCCACTAGTTGGCCAATCAGTAAATGTCAAATTAATATCGCCTTCTGCTTTAACAACTTGATGATGTCCTACATTAAAACTTACATTAGCTGCTGTAACAATACCATTAGTAAATGCGTTTGTATTAGATTCTTCGTAAACTGCTTTTAATCTTGCATTTACAAGTCTAATTGCATCTGTAAATGTATTATCTTCATTAAGTTTTACAGCATTATTTTGTAAATCTTCAATTTCAATAATTGCATTTCTAAAATTTTCTTTAATAATATTAAAGTTATCACGAAATCCTTGCGAGTCATTATCTTGACCTGCAATAGGAAATTGTTCATCAATTGTTGTGTATACGATATTGCTTGACATTTTCTATCCTTTATTACAAAACTATTTATCTACATTTACACATTGTATTGGAAATTTGCAAATAGAAGATATTGTTCAGAGCTTAATCCTGTAGTACTATCAATAATATATCTGTCTATTTCGTAATTTATGTCTTTAAAATCAAATGTGCTGTTTTGAATATTTTCTTTTATAAATTCACTTGTACCTGGTTTACAATATGCTAACGGTAAAACAAATCTGTATTCTTCTGCCTCACCACCAACTTCTTGCTGTGTTCGCATCCAAAGCGGTAAGAAACTATTATCAGTTTCACCAACTTCGGACAAGCGTTTGCGCATATTGGTAATGTTCGCTATGTGTTTTTCTAAATTTTGAGTTGCTGAAATTTTGATAGCAGAACTATCTATAGTTATAGTGTTTCCTATAGGTCTAAATCTAAACGGTTTAATTGTTTCTATAGTAGAACTTATGCTTTCTTGAATTGTAATAACTTGATTAGTTCGTAATGTAATTGGTAGTGTAACACCTATAGTAGGGGAAATTACTTCACCATCTCTAGTAAGAATAACAACACCAGTTGGCACGGTTGGAAAACTTATTTCTCCATCACGCCCGCCTATTGCAAAAAAACTACTACCACCTACACTCAAACTATTGTCATTAAGTGTTTCTAGTTTAACACTATCTACCGTTATAGGATTTCCAGATTTTGTTTTTAATGTTTCTCTTGTTTCGCCGTTGTTACTTTCTGCTAAATCTACTAGATTAACATAAACAACTTCATAAACTACATTATTACTTCCACGTTGTTTTGCAACAGCAGTTTCAACTTCTCCAAAAAAGAATTTTTTCTTTTTGTGATTTTTTGCTATTGCACTTACATAATAGTTTATTGCTTTTGTTTCTATACCTGCGTATGCTAGTGTTCTAAGATTTTTTTGTATACCAAAGTTGCTATCGCTTGGACGATAGATGTATTCAGGATTAAACACATTTATGTCGTTAACAAATTCGTTAAATGTATTTCTTTGTTCAACTGGTAAAAATGGTTCCATATACAAATTACTAAACAATACATTATCTGGATCTAAGATATTCAATGTGAATTCTCTAACAGCAATTTTTGGATTAAACTTATCCTTAACTGCAACGGTAAATTTCCATATGCTATCAAATCTTGTTAAACCTTTGTCAATTGTTGTTGTCAAATTATCAAACAATGTCAAGCCTGGAATACCAGGAACACCAAACTGCTCTATCTTACCTACAATTTCGCCTTTTTCAGTAAGGGATAATCCTGGAGGTAAACTTCCATTAACAAGTGTGTACACTAAGTTTGCATTTTCATAAGCACTTTCTGCTTCTAATCTAAGAGTGCTAATTCTGTTTGCTTGTATATCAGGTAGTAATGCATCAGTCTTCCATGTAATATCAAAATTGTAATCACCTAACAAATCTAAAGTAAATGTTTTTCTAGTTTCTGTTATTTCTTGTAGTCCTAAAACAATTCTTTCTAAGATTAAACTACCTTTAGGAGCACCAAAACTTATCTGTGCATCTTGTGTTAGTGTTCTTGTTAAATTTGTATCAAGAGAAATTTTTGTGAAGTTTGCAGTTTTACTTATTAATACTTCACTGCTATCGCTTTTGTGGAATAAATTCTTAACATCTGTTCTATTATTAGTTAAACTAGTTACAGGTAATCTTAACGTAATTTTTTGAGAACTTTGAATACTTACATAACCATCTAAATCTGTATTCGCTTGTGTTAAAAATGCTTCAACAACCAGTGTTAAGTTTTCAGCAAATGATAAGCCTGTATTATATGTTAATCCAACAGCCTGTGTATTTAATTCCAATGCTAATAAATCATCAGATTCGATTGTCCATTCTACATAATCATCTACACTTGCAATTTCATAAACTTCTGTGGCATTGTAGTTAATAGATCTACCTGCATAAAATTCTTTACTTTTTGTATTTAAAGATTTAACAAAGAAATAATTCTGTCCACTTTCTGCTGTGTAAAATAATTTTAATACTTCTGCTTTGTCTGTAGGAACTAGTTCTTCAGTTAATATAACTAAATCAAAATCTTCTGTTTGAACTTTTTCTGTTGATTTTACGTTGTATAATCTATTTTCAATAGTTATAGACCTACCTTCTAACAATAGCAAATCTTCTTCAGAAATATTATATACTTTAATAGTAGATAATCCTGCTCTTGTGTCTTCAAATACATTAGCATTAACTTCTAATGTTTCTGAATCTGTTTCAGATCTTTCTGCTCTAACCGTAAACTTGTATGATTTTTGGCTTTCTGGCTGATATCCAATTCTTCCTGCTACTTCGCCGGTTGTGTTATCTAATTCTAAACCAGGTGGTAATTCACTAATAGTTCCGTCGTTGTTTGTTTTTTCTAGCACATATGTAATTGTACCTAATAATTCATTTGGATCATAAACATCTAAAAATATCGTAACATAATTGTTTGCACGTTTCTGCCCTAGGTATGCATCTGTTAACCATAATGGTTTGCGTAGATACGTAACATCAGCAGCAAATACACCGTCTGCTGCTTTCATGATTGTATTGTCTGCTCTAACAAAATCATCACCTACAACAAATATAGAAAACTTACGTTTTGCAACCGTAACACCATCATCAACACTTACAAAAAATGCGTACTTTCTGTTTAGTTTTTTTGGCTGTCTAGTAGGAACACCGTATCCATAATCTTGTGTATCATACAAATAACTATCGTAACCGTCTGCATCTGGAATACCCCAGTCAATTGGAAAAGCATCAAAGTTATTAACATCATACCCAGGATCTGCATTTACATCTAATGCTTTGATTGGATCAACAAAACCACTAATAATTCCGTCTTCGGATAAGGTTAAGCCTCCTGGTAATGCTCCATCACCATCTGCAATAAAAAATCTATGAGTTTGATCGCTAGTTAAATCACTATCTAATACTTCTAATTTAAAATTGACATATGAAGAGTCTAATATAAATGTAGCTGGTTCTTTTCTTTCAGGAGCAGTATCACCAAAGTCAAAACTCAATAAAACAAAATCTTGTTCGGTCACATCATATCGTTTTACATAAAACACAGAGCTATTTGTAAAAGTTTGAATCCAAATTTGATCATCTTGTGGATTAAATGGTTCATCAGGATTTACAATTACTTCTTGTGTTTCCCATGCATCTAAATAACTATTATACTTTTTAATTTTTGGATCAAACCCGCTATCACTATTACCTAGCTTCCACCAGTAATCTGCTGTACCATTTGCAGGACGAGCAAAACTACTTGTAATTGTGTTTTTATCGTCAAAGAATGTAGCCATAATGTCAGATGTCATTAATCTCCATCTTTCATCACGTCTTACATAAAATCTACCTTCTTGGTTTACAAATGTTACTGCAACATCATAATCTTCACCTTCGAAGAATTCTGGTTTATTTGCATAATCAGTTACACTTTTAACAGAATAATCGTTGGAAATAAATTCTTTCATTCCCCATATGGTTGTGCTTGTATCAAACCAATACATACCACTAGGAACAGGTCCTACACGTAAATCTCCTTCTGGGGTAATCCATTCAGGTTCATCTGAACCTTCTATAATTATTTTAAAAGTTCTATCGGCAACACCGTCGGCAGTTGTTGCTCTAATGCAAAAATTGTGTTCAGTTGTACGAGATACCTCTAAAGGAAATCCAATTATTGTATTATCTTGAATTGTAAGTCCTGCCGGAAAATTACCACTAATGACGGTAGCATTAGTAACATCTTCTAAGTTACTAATCGGAAGCTCTATGTTAACATTTGCTCGTTCTTGTATTATGCCAAAACTATGTCCTGAGTTTACCGTCCATTGTGGTAACGCCATTATTAATCCCCTAATGTACCAAAATCAACTGATGCCCTTGATTCTGGTATTCTTGCATCTCCTGGTGCTGCTTCGCCTAAATCAACATCGAATACATTCAAAATCCAATCAAATATGCTTGTTCTAGTCTCGTCAAGTTCTCCAAAGTCCCATCCAAATGCCTTTTCAAGTTCTGCTGTATCAACGTTGTTGATATTTGTAACATTAAAGATATCAAAGTTTCTTGCATTTAAATTGTTGTATAATTCTGGTTGTGGATCATATGCTAATTTACTATCAAATGTAACACTCGGATACGGAGTATCGTTAGGATTAATTCTTACTTTCATAGCATTAGTATCTTTAAATGCTAATACGGTGCCGGCACCAGTAACATGACTGGTATCGTAATCATCTCTAAGTATATATTGACCTGCTACACTTGAAATTTCAATTTCATTTGTATTTTGTGTAACGGTTATAGCATTGCCGCCTGTAATTTTTCTAAATTGTAGTTCGCTTCCTACAAGTTCTTTAAAAACTTCAGCACCGCTTGTACCTACGTTTGTTGCAGTTGTAGCCTCTGATCTAGTATCTAGTTCCGCAAAGTTTTGATTAACCTTTATAAATGCTTCTCTTAGATCGTCCCCTGTACCGTCATTTGCTAAAGAACCCACATTGATTGTTTGAATAGTCATAATGATCTCCGTTTTTAATATTTATGACGATGTGATAGTTGCTCCGTTTGTAAAACTAAAACTCAAGTTCATTGAGAATGGAGGATAACCATATTTGTTATACAATAATCTATTAGGAGATCCGCAAACACTATTTGTGTTAGTATAATCGTCGCTGTTTCCTGTATCATATATTACGCTAGTTGCATCTGTTGTAAGTTCGGTAAAAAGTTGTGCAGGTGTTAATGTAGAATTTTTTTGTAAGTAACATGCAGCTACACCTGCAACTTGCGGTGCAGCCATGCTTGTACCGCCTATATTTGTTTGTTCATAATTGCTATCTAAATAGTAGTTACCACTTGCTCCATAATCATTTATAGCACTTGTAGCACTCATTATGTCACTGCCTGGCGCCCAAATATTTGTTCCTGGGCCATTGCAACTACTAAATGCTCTATGATCTAAACTACTAAACAAAGCACTATCAATATTTCCTACCATAAATGCATTTTCACTATAAGGAGAACTTCCTCTGTGATAATATTCAGGAGATCCACTTCTAGTAACCGTATTATCATAATCAAGACCGCCGGGTACATCAATTTTAAATAAAGTATTTCCTGCTGCAATACACACATGTATGCCAGCAGATATCATATCTTCAACCTCTGCATCAACTGAAGCAACTCTTACAGGCATTCTTGTATTAGATCCTAAAGCACCTGTATAATATGGAAAAACTATTCCTGTGTTGGTCCAAAGTGTAGTGCTATTACTACCATAGTCGTTAGCAAAGTTCCAACTAGTTCCTCTATAGTTTCCTGTAGTAATATCTGATGGATAAAGAGCATATCCATATCCCCAACTCATATTTACTACGGTAGGTCGACCAGCATCGGCACCTGATTTGTTGTTATGCCATAAACGTATTGCATCAAATGCATTTGTAATACTTATTCCTGTTCCACTATCACCTGAGCCTTCTAAGCCAGACAATTTTTGTGCATATATTCTAGAACCTTTAGCCCAGCCAAATGTTAAACCTGCTGCTATACCTGCACAATGTGTACCGTGTCCGTCATAATCTCTATAATGATTAGCACTTTGCGTAAAACTCAAACCACTTTCTGTAGCCCAGTCTATTTGTTGTAATCTTGTTGTACCTGTGTAATCATTCCATTCAGGATGACCAACTTGTATACCACTATCTTGAATTACAACATCAACTCCTGTTCCATCATAACTATAATCATAGTTATCGTTGTCTGTAGGACCACCTGTGCTGCCGTAGTTTAATGATTCACTTATACAACGTTTTAATCCCCAGTTTTGATAATTTCCATTATCTAAACTAGTTTTGTCAAAATTTCCTACCTGTCTGCCATGTAAACCAATTTCTATATCGTCTCTTTGTTCTGGTGGAATTTCTACAGCTTCAATACGATTGTCTTGTTGCAATTGTTTAACTTCTGCTTCAGATAAAGCAAAACTTGTTATTCTAGTACTACCTGGTCTAGGATTTACAATATCAACTCTGCGGCTTGGAATAGTTGAGCTACCACTCGGTCCTTGTAAGTCCTGTTCAACTTCTGATAAATTTGCGCCTTTTTTAATAACAATATTGTATTCTCTATGACTCATATTGAAATTGTTCTCCAGGCAGTCCCGTCATGCACTTCGACATTACCATTATCTGTGTTAAAAATCATATGTCCTGATTTACCTGTAATAGCATTTCTCTGTGCGTTTGACAAGTTAGGTAATGCTAGTGGATAAGGACTTAGTCTAGAAGGCAAATAGTACCAACCCTGTGTTCCATCGCCATCAAACTGGTTTGAATAAATTGCAAATGTACCTATAGAAGAGTAAAATAAGAAGTCGCCGTTGTCTAGATTTGTTGTAGGCAAACTTGCTTCTGCACCAATACCTAGTTGCCCATGGCGTATTTCTAATTTACCGCCTACTTCGAATAAGAAATCGCCACCTGTACTAATACTTGGAGTTCCTGTGCCGCCACTTACAACACTTGCTGCTGTTATAGTGCCTGTTGCAGTTATATCACCTGTGACATTCATGTTACCACTTGCAGTGGTTGCTCCAGGAATAGATAAGTTACCACTACCGTCAATTTGGAAACCAGCAACTTTACCAATTAAACCATTAGCATTAGTTGTTACTAAGATATCTGTATTTGTTAGTGAGCTTCCTTCAATTTGTAAGTAACCTTCGATTTCTGTCCCACCTTGTAATTGAGTAAGACCTGCAGAAACAAGTAATCCGCCGCTTGCACTAATACCGCCGTCAACATTAACATTACCAGTACCAGTGATATTTCTAGTGTTAAGATCTAAATCGCCACCCAATTGTGGAGTAGTATCGTTTACAATGTCGGTAATACCGCCGCCGCCAAGTCCTGCTAAGTCTGGAGGAATAAAATCAAATTGTCCTGTTGTGTTATCATAACGTAGTTCGCCTGCTGTACCTGCACCATCATATCCTGGAGATCTATTTAAAACATTAATTGACTTTCTTGATGCACTTTTAAAATTATTATTATTTGCATCATTGTCGTCTGCTATGTTATATGTTAAATACCCAGGATTTGTCCATGATAATACAATGCCAGGATCACCTTGATCATATGCTACGCTAATATAGCTATCACCACCTATATTAGGAAAGTTAATAGTAAATTCACCGTTACCTGAATTATAACTTAAATTACCTGTACCGTTTTCGTCACCGACCCTTGCGCTTAGATCGCCATATTGTAGTCCGCCACCTGCGCTGGCACTAAATCTTATACTCCAACTGGATGGATCTCCAGAAGGCTTAGTAAGTTGTAAAGTATCACCGTTTGCACCTTCTTGCGCTGCAAACCTAAAGTCATTTAAATCAAATACACTGCTTGGAATAGTTGGTTTATTCAAAATGAATGCAGCACTATCATCATTGGTTTCATTCCAATCTGATTGTACTTGTGTTGATGAAATACTGCTACCATTGATAGTTATAGTAGATGCGTCTAAACTGGCAAATTGTGCCGTACCGGTAACATTAAGTGATCCAGATATTGTTGCATTTGCAGTAGTAAGTGTATTAGACAAAGTAATGCCAGTAAGATTAGCAAGTCCACTGCCTGTCATATCTAAAAAATCACCACTTGGTAATTCTTTGATTTTGTTACCGTCGTCTGTATCTACTATAAGTGGAAATCTATTTGCCATTCTCTAAATCCTGTTCTTTCTAATATTTATGTTAATGCTGCAATCCTAGTTTGGAAGTCAGCAAAATCGGCACTAGCAGCAACAACACTTTGAAGTGTTGCTAAACTTACATACCCTGGAATCTCACCATTTACAGCATCAACTAGTAATGTACTATCATCTGCAAATATACTACCTTGTATATCTGCTCTCAGTTGTCCATCTTCTAATGCACTCACACTTCCTAAGGTATTATACAACTCGTCAAAATTACTATTGATTTTAACCATTGCATCGCGGAGTGCGTCACCACCTCCGCTGTTTGCGCTCGACCCTACATTAATTGTTAGTTTTGCCATTATACTCTCCCTACTACTACTTCAATGACGCCCTTATCCATATCAGTTTTATTTTCAAGAGCTTTACCAATAACGGTACCAACTTTTGCATCATTATCGACTATTGCATAACCAGGCACTGCACTCGTAACAAGCAAGTCACCTTTTTCAACCCGACCTATTACTTTACATGGTACACGACCTGTAAGTGCTAATCCTACTACATTATCTCCTTTTAAGTGACTATTCATCAAGTGAGCTGGATTAGTTGTTACAACACCTGCAACTCGTCTATCACCTTTTGCTGCACACACCGTAACTTCGTTTTCACCACCAAACACAAGAACCGTACCTGGCTCATAAGCAGCGTCACCTAGATAGTTTTCTGCCAAGTCAGCATATAGTGCTTCGGTAGCAGTACCGTCAAATACCGTAGCATAAATTGTGTTGTATCTGCCAGTAGTATCTGCACCAATGTTTCTTGTGTTGTTTGCATCTGGAAGTATATTACCTGCAAGTGTAAACAAGCCGCTGTTTGGATTGTATGTAATACCAGAATCTGTGTAAAGGTTTTCAGCAGTTGCACTAATATTATCGTCCGTAACAAAAGTTAGATAATGTGTAGCATCGGTTGATCTAGTTATTGTATCTATTGTATCGGCACTTGCAGCGTTACCGGTTGTGTTAGCATTAATAGTTGCAGGTAAGCTGATTGTAATTGTACCGCTTGATTCTGCTACGGTTACTTCATTTGCTGTGCCTGCAAATGTTAGTGTACCACCTAATGAAATGGCAGTTGATGTTGGACCTGGGCCTGCAACGGTAATACTGCTATTTGCAAGTTCTGCGTTTGCCACACCGCCTGCTTTGATTCTAACACGACCGCTGTCTTCAGCACCACCACCGAAATCGAATTGTTCAACTTCAAAGTTTTCATCACTGAATGCTGTAAGTCCTACAAAACTTTGAGCAGTTTGGGCAGAACTGCCATTCCATCCATTTACAGCATCATCTTCGTCAAATGTGCCTGCACGTTCCATTGCTAACTTGCTTTGTGCTATTGCTGCACTTGCACTTACATCTGCATTTTCAATTACACCTGCACTAATTGCTGCTGTTGCAACTCCTGAGCTTGTATATGAGAATCCAATATCTCCGCCAACGGTAACATTTTCACTTGCTTGTGTACTACCTGAACCAGTGAACATAAGTATATCACCTTCTATAGTAGCTCCTGTTCCTACTACGGTAACATCACCGATGTCATTTAGTTCATCAGTTTTACTATTAACATATCCTATTGTAGCAGCATCCGTGTCAACACTAGTATTTGGTACTAGGTTAACAATTCTGTTGCTGTCCATGTTGATGTCACCATTCATAGTATCGCCAGCTTTGTACAAGAAGCCACCACCTGATGGAATAATATTGGCTGCTAGTACTTCGTCACCTTCTCTGTCTCTACCTAAACGAGCATTGATGTATCCTTCTACTGCTGTTTGTGTAGGTACTGCATCACCTTTGGCATCAGTAAATGTATCATCATTGCTAAACTCGTTTACTCGCACACCTCGTTTAAAGCCAATACCATCAATGTTTGTAAGAACAAGAGCAGCGTTGAATGTAACACTACCAGTACCTTGGTCAACCGTAAAGAATCTGCCAACTCTAAAGAACCCATCTTGGTCTGTTGTAACAGCAAAAACTCTACCTCTATCACGTTCTTGTATTTGTGCTTTACTTGCATTACCTGTGCTATCAATAGCATCGTTGGTGTTTGCAGGTGCGTTTACAGGTGATCCAAAGATCCTGTCTGGGTAGTTTGTTTGGTTATAACCTCCTGTACCTATATCTAGCATGTCATGTGATGTAGCACGACATGTACTAATATTAACGGTAATTGTTGCTGCTTCTGTTGCAACCAACCCTGCTTTCAGTGTTATACCTCTTGCACTTGTTAAGCCACTATCGCCTGGCAGGCCTGGCCATTCATTCAAACCGCCACCGCTTGCACCATTGATAACATTGTCATTGTCTGTAAATGCAATTACAGCAAATGTACTACCATCTGAAATCAAAGAATGTTCACTATAACTTGTAATAGTAAATGACTTACCTGCCCATGTAAATTTCATTTCGCCTGTGTTCAAACGGGCTGCGTCGGTGCTATCCAATCTATTAATCGCGATTCTTGTATTTGTGCTTGTATCACCTAAGTTATCACCGCCTGTGACGCCAGGAATAACAGGAGTAATATCTGCTGAATTGTCAGCTAATGAAATAATATCTTGATCAACGGTTAAGTCAACATAATCAAAGTTACTATCGAAAGTAATAACACGCTGGTTGGTGCCAACATTATCTACATCTGTAATACTACGTGTGAATCCAATAGTTCTATATGTTTGACTACCGTTTGGATCACCTGTGAAGGTTAATGCTGTACTTGGTCTAGTAGGAACATCTGATATACCATCAAACACAAAATTCTGTTTATGTCTAAACACTACCGGAGTATCGTGATATGTTTCTTTTTGTAAACCATTTTCAGCAGTGCCTTCGATTCCTGTACCAAGATTTAGTCGCCATACCTTACCGTTTTCAACAGGTGTATTACCATCTGTTGCTACGGTACCTGATATACTAACCTCATCTATAACACCGCTTGCTTCTGAAACTACGGTAATTGTTGCATCGTTTGTTGATGTAACACCTCCTAATAGTGATCCATCAATTGTAAATGTATCAGCAGTTGGCGTTGCAGTATATCCAGAACCACCATTTATAATTGTTACTGCATAACCGTTGTTAACGGTCTTTTCAACTCTAAATATAGCACCAGTTCCTGCAGAAGTAGTTGTATAATCTGCTTCACTACCGCTTGCCTCAGATGTATAACCACCTAGGTATTTGCCTGTTGTTGTAGCATTTGTCACTTCATAAGGTTGATAGATGTCGTCCGACTTATGGAAAATTTCTATTTCACTTACGTTGTTTGGCAAGCCGACCATGTCATAAGTATAGACGGTAAGATCGCCTTCGTCTGAGCTTGCATCCCATAGAGATACCAAGCCCGGTGTTGCATTGGTAGGTGAACCTGCGGCTGCGGTACCATCAACAAAGTCTGCACCTGCCCACGCTACTGCTGTATCACCTAAATTGGTTGCACTAACACGAACATCATCTGTTTCATTAAACGTACCGCCTGTTGTATTGTAAACAAAAACATCTTTGCCGTTGTTTGTAATGAAACTTACTATGGCTTTTGCTAAACTTGTTTCTTGAAAAATGTAATCGCCTTCACTTACATTTGCACTTACGTCTACTGGAAAACGAACTTGATATTGTGCTCTAAATACTTTTGCAGGGAATACCATATCTGCTGAAAGTGTTGCATCTTCTGGCACTTCATCTGGGTCACTACCTTGTGATACAAGTCCGTATGTACCATAGCTGTTGTTACCTGTAAGTGAACGTATTTGTGAACCATTGCTGGCAATATAACCTGTATAGCAGTAATATGTAAACACACTAACTGCTTCTGCTAATGCATTATTGTGTAGTGCTAAACCATACCCATTATCATTTAACTGAGTATAGTCATTTGAAAGCATACTTCTATTACCGCCAGTTTGCATAACGCATTCTTGACTACCATCTACAGCGCCACTATATCCTGTACCTTCTATAACATCAGAAACTTCACCCCCTGATATGTAGGCAGTGTATGCACTACCGTCTACTAGTGTTGATAGTCCTGAATCAAGATAAAGATCAAAAGTTAGAGCAGTAACATTACCTATATAATAGTAATTTCCATTTAGTTCTGTAGTACCATTGATGTCTGTAATTACTACTGGATCACCGTTGTTATACCCGTGGTTTTCTGATGTTGTAATTGTAATTGTTGTGCTTAAATTTATACCTGTAATTTGATTTACTGAAGCTTCAGAACCTGGGTTACTTGATTCATCAATTACAAGTGTAGCTGTACCATTAAGTTGATCATAGTCTTTAACATAGTTAACTTGATATCTTACCCCTGCTATATAGAATGGAAATGGTACATTTGGTTTTCTTATGTGTAATCCATGCCCTGCAGGTGATGTAACATCAACTTCAAATCCACCTGCACCAGACCCTGTAATAGTTCCGTATAAGTTACCTACGTAGCCATCAATAAATTGTCCACCTGTAAATGCTCTGTTGATACCTTGGCTTTGTGCAAAGCTACTACATGTTTGAGCATAAGGTGATCTTGTTAGAATTTGTCCTTCTGGATCTAGCACCATCATAAAGCCGCCATGCTTCTGACAGGTAACGTTTCTAATAACAACACCGTCATTACATAAAAACACATCCATTTCACTATTGTATTTTGGAGTGCTTAATGGATCTGTAGGATCTGTCATATAATGATGACCAAAGTATCCTTCTTCGTCTGATGTCGCACTTGGGTGACTCCAACTTAAACCACCCGATGTAAGTGTTAAACCATCGAATGTTGTGCTTCTATAGAAGTAAGTGTCATTCCACGGTGATTGAGATCTACCAGGTTTTGGTCTAATAATAGTACGTCTAAATTCATCACCTTTTATACTACAATTTTCTGGTACTTTTATAGGAAGGTGTTCATAGTAAATGCCGCTTTCAACTCTGATACTAATTTGATTATTACGAGTTTTGTTTCCTATTTCAACTTCTTCGCCTGCTTGGAATTCTACAGGAGTTAAAAGATTTAATTCAAAATCATCAGTAGCACCATTTATAAAAGTGTAACTAATAATTTCTGCAACAGCACCAGATTTTTTACCACGTAGTACTTTACCTGCAATGATATCTCTATTACTTGGATTACCTTGCTCTAAACCAATTGAGTTATTAGACATTTGTAATCCATATGTACTACCTGCTTCAACAAGTGCTGGACCAGCAGTACTATCGTCTGCTGTAATCATACTAATAACAATGTCAAACCTATCTTCAACTGCTGATGCAAAAGCATTCCATCCTGTGTTTGTAGCTCTAATTCTAAGTCCTGCTAGTCTTTTCGCTTCAGTTAAAGCGGCCACGGTTTCTGTTTGTTGAGAAACACGAGCCATTGTTGCACTAGGATTTGCATAATACCTTTTTCCTGCCCATATTGTTAAATAATTTCTAGTTAAACCTGCTTTAACATCTAATACAATACTATCAATTATATATTGAACATCTCTAGCACAAATTGCAGAATCATATGTAAAATCTGGATATGTAGTATTAACGTAGGTAACAACATCTCTTGCAATTTCATTTTTTTCATTATCAAGATAATTCATTGCTGCAAGTCTGTCTGCAGGAACACTAGACACACCAGCAGTTTGAACGGTACTAGCAACACTTTCACCTGCACTTCTATATGTTAATGTTTGTACATATGGACCTGGCTCATAAGGTTGTGCATTGACTAGATTGTTTGCAAATTGACATGCTGCATTAACACTAGCAAAAGCATAACTAGGAGCTCTACCTTCTTTGCCTGGAGGTGTTAATGCTTGACTATCATCACCTTGTGTACTAACATATAAATTTGTTGTACTTGCATAACTTGTATTGTCAACATAGTATTTTGTAGCCGCTTGTAAATCTTCAGGTCCATTAGGAGTTCCTTGACCTGCGAGTGCGCCCGGGTGATCATGCAAGTAAAGAATACCTGTCATTGTATCACCATCAACATCTACAAAAGTGTCATCTACATATTGTTTGTTTACTGCTTCTGCATCGGCTGCTGGAACACGAGGAGATCCAGTGTCTTCTAGTAAAAGCACACCTTCCATTGTGTCGCCATCGTCGTTGATGTATTTTTGATCTGCATAGCCTTTTGAAATGAGTACATTTGAACTAGTAATACTACCTGCACTTGCACTATGTGTTGTATTCCAGTCTGCTACCAAATTATCGATATCGTTACCAATACCAGTTTCATTTAAAAGAGCATTGTTAATTGTGTTATTGTAAGCAACGGTAGCACCAGCATTTAATTCACTTGTTAGTGTAGGTGCAGGGTCTTGACTTAGTTTAGTATTAATGGCTCGAATTTTAACGGTTTGTGTATCATCATCAACGGTAAACGCAATAGTGTTTACACTACTGATTTCATCTTCTAATCCACCGTCTGAAACAAGTTTATAAAAACCTGTGCCTAAACCGTCTGTTTGCGTTACAAGAAGTCTTCCTTCTTTTGCTACATAAGTATCAGGTGTGTCGTCTAGGTTTAAAACACTGATGTTGCCACCTTGACCAAAGACAGCATATAGTTCTGTAAAGTTTTCATTTACTTTACGAAACGATTCGCGAATACTATCGCCTGTACCGTCGTTACCCTCAATACCGATATCTACGTCTTTTCTTGCCATTTATTTCTCCATTACCATTGTGGTACTAAATTGTCCATATCAAAGTTTACACTTACGCCGCATCCGCAAGCACTTTGCGCATTTGGATTTTTTATTTCAAAGTTTGCGCCTACTAAACTCTTTACATAATCTACTTCTGTGCCTACTAAAAACATCAAACTATGCGCACCTACTACAAATGCACATCCGTTTGCTGTTTTTACAACTTCATCACCGTCTTCTAAATCTGTTGGTGAAGCAATTGTGCCCCAATCATATTCAAAACCAGCACAACCTCCGCCTCTGATGTTTAATGTAATACCGTAGCATTCATTGTCTTCACAAAGGAAATCTATTTGTTTTTGGGCTGCTTCTGTTAAAGTTAGTATACTCATCTGTGTTCCTTTCTAGTATTTATGGTTGTATTTTATAATCTTAATGTAAATATAGTTATGTTTATAAAAGAATATTTGATTGATACTTGGCACATGCGCCGTAGCAAACTTGGTAAGCAACATACCTATAATCGTAAAAAAACAATGGTAGTATTACGTTGCGACAATTGCGATACAGAATTTACAAGAGAGCGAGGCAAAATGGATCCAAAACGTTTAAGCAACAATTATTTCCATGTATGTGAAAACTGCGATGCAAAACGTTTTGCACAGAAACGTGGTGTTACCGCCAAAAAAGTTTGGAGCATGAGTGCAAGCAGCAATATACCAATTAGCCGACTATAGGTGGATAACCGAATAAATGACAATATCTGTACATTTTAGCATTTGCATTTCTTAAATCAGCTGCTGTCCAAGATATCTTTTCATCACGTTGTGTTTTATTTTCCCATGGATAATAATTATTATCTGTGCCTGGAAAATATGTTGCAAGCCATTCTTGCATCAAATGTTTTTGTTCTAGTTTGAATTTGCGTATTTTTGGATATTGTATAATATGTTGATCAGGAGTAATACCATTGTGCCAATACCAATCATGGTAATCATAATCCTGCCTAGTTAGAAGAAAATAAGGCAAATTAATAAGTTCTAGATTTTTACTAAAGTCCCAAGGTAGATTATGTCTTTCTTTGAACATTCTGTAACCACTGATTAACCATTCCTTAGGATCACGTCCAATACAAAAAACGGTGTACTTTTTTGGAACTACAACTTCAGTGTCAATTCGTTTGGTTTTTGCTTTTTCCCAACCGCCTAAGTCCATTAGGTACTGCCAGGTGCTTGAGCCCGCACATTTTGGTAAAAATATCCAAACTAGTTTTTTATCATGGTTGACTAAACTTCCTCGCATTTATCCTTGGCGCCAAATAGTCCACACTCCGTATGCAATAGCACCATATGCAATCAATTTAGTTAGTGGTGAAAATACAATAATTGCTGCACCGGCTGCAACCATTAGCACACCGTCAATGGTGCTACGTTCGGCTAAACGCTTCTCTATCCAGTTTTTGATCATTTGATAATCTCCTAATTTGTTTTTCTAATATTGCTAGTCTAGCATCTTGCTGTTTTACCTTTTCCTCAAGGCCTTTTACATAGGCTTCTGTTGGAATACGTTTTTCAATACCATCTTCGCCTAACATAGTAAATGTATCTACGCCAGCACCTTTAAGCCCGCCTAGGACACGGTTAGGATTTTTATCTCTTGTGATTGCTTGCGGAGTTTGTGCTCCGTACATCTTACTTAAATAACTCATAATGTATTTATGCTGCTATTTGTTTTGACTCTTCAGTCATGCTGTAAAGTTGAGCACTAGCCAAGTTCTTCATTTTAGCCTCGACCATAATGTCTGCCCACTGCCAATGCGACAATGCCCATTCGTTGCAAGCACTATTCCAGCAGTAATCGCTGTGTGCTCTTAGTTTTTGTTTTTTATATCCGGATTCAAGTAGTGTGTCCATGTTCGGTCGTACACTTGGGTCAGCATCCTGTAAATAATCTTCACGGCATAAAGAATAGTGCATAGCAGGACGCTCACCACGCCAACTATCAATAATAATTCCAATACGGTCGTCATCTGGTTCAATGTATTCTCCTGTTTTCACCCAATGGTGATGTATGTCTAGCACCAAAGCGAGATCGTCTGCAAGCTCAAGGCTGGCGTCGAGCCCCCAGCTGTTTTCGTCGTTTTCGATTGTAATAGTGTTTCTTGCTTCCGGTGAGAGGCGTTTAAGCGTGTCTTTGATACCGGCTGGACCTTTGCGGCCGCTGATGTGGACATTGCACTTGAAGTCTTGGAAGCGTTGTCCGTAACCCATATAGCGGATGAGAGTGGCGTGATATTCAAATTCTTCTATGCTCCTTTCGACGATTTCTGGGTTATCTGAAGCAAGGACCGTAAATTGTCCTGGGTGCATTGAGAGTCTAACATCCAAGCGTCTGGCCGCGTCACCGACTGCTGCGTAGTGCTTCTCGCAGTACGCCACCACATCTGGACGGCTCCAAAAATAGCGCCAGCTAGGCTCGGTAGCACAAGGAAGCTGATTGCTACCCAGTCGGACCATACGAAGTTCTGGAGGAAGACTTCCCACATATTCTACTAACCTTTTTGCTGCTGCTGCATTATGCACCATGATGTCCCATAGTCGCTGTTCTGCAACATCCTTTGTTTGTCTATTTAGCCACGCCACCGTAGTACACTTTTCTGTAAGTGGACGTTGCAGTTCTTCTAATAATTTCTTAGGTTGATTCTGATTGTAATGTAAATACTTACAAGCAAAGCCAATACGCTTTTGTTGTGATTTCAAATAGTCACCTGCTGTTGTAAACTTTAAATCGTTCACGCTGTTACCTCTTGTGGATGTGGAATAAGTTTTGCTGTATATTCCTCTTCATTCCACTTGTTTGGATGACCAAACTTAGCCACCGTTCTAAAAATTACTGCATCTTCTGTCTCGCCATACTCATAGCCAAGAAAAGTAAGACCTGCATACATCATATAAGTTCTAACCATATTCTAATTATACACGCACTTTATAAAATGTCAATAAATATTTTTATGAGCAAAAAAAGCATATGTTCGGCACCTAGTATTGCTATTAGTATATTAGGAGGATTAGTACAGCCTTGCTGTTGGTACCAACCTGGTGTTGCTGGAAATAATAGTTTATCCATTAAAGAGCATCAACATAACTTTTCAGACTTGCAACAAACACTTGGTCATTCTATACCCAAAGTATGCAACAAATGTAAGGTGTCAGATACAAAACATGCCTATTATAACATTTTTAATAAAATAAAAAGTGTAGACGTGGACATAAAAGAAAATAAATTTAATCCTGAACTTAAATATTTGCACATAGGATTCAACAATAAGTGTAATTTAGCTTGTAGGATGTGTTCATCACAATTTAGTAGTTTACATTGGCAAGAACAATTTGGAGAATCTAAAGTTATAGATTTTGTTAAACCTCATAGTAGATTATACAATAGTATCTACGAAAGTCTATCAACTATAGAATATCTTTACATGACAGGAGGAGAAATTTTATTTGATCAAGAGTCTTGGAAGTTATTAAATTTTTGTGTAGAAAAAAATTATGCAAAGAATATTACATTACAAATAAACACCAATGGCACTATAAAATTAAGTGAAAAAGAAATAAAAACATTAAAAAGTTTTAAAGATTTAGAATTTCATATTAGTATGGATGGCATTGAAAAAATGGCAGAATATACAAGAACAGGGTTAGTTTGGGAGAAATGGATTAAAAACTTTGAAAGATATCATAAATTATTTCCGAATTTACATGTTGTAATTACAGCAAGTGTATACAATATTTTTGAAATAGATAAAACGGTGAAGTTTTTTGATAATTACAATGTTGGATCCAATGTCAATATTTTGACATACCCATATGGTCTTGAAATAAGTTCTTTAAATAATGTGTTAAAAAAAGAGCTACTTCTTAAATATAAATCTAGTGGATCAAAATATGATAGTGTTTGCTCTTTTCTTAAACAAGATTGTCAAACAATAGATACCAAAAGTATAATTTTAGAAAAGGAAAAAAATGCAATAGGAAAATATCCAAACTTTTCATCCTATAGTAATATGTTTCCTGAGTACTGGAGTAAATTTTAACGCCAATTTTGTTTAGGCCAATTATCTATACAATCATGCATATTAGGCTGTCCATGAAATACTGCAATGCTTGTTTCTGGTAAAATATCTGGTATGCCTGGCTCTGTAAAATTTCTAACTCCATTTTTTAGTGTAAGATATTGTCTACCACGCATTTCCCATTTGTAACTTTGTATCCACTCTTGAGGCCAAAATGTGTGATTAGGCATTTTAGCATAAATCCAATCTTGGTCTCCTTTATATCTTGTTAAATATTTTTGTCTGTTTTGTACAAAGTCTTTGTATTGATCTACAAATTGTCCGCTTTGAAATCTAAACACACTTGAATTTACTCTTGTAAAATTTCTATGAAACTTTCTATTAAAGTCTTGTATAATACAGAACTTTTTAGGTTCATAAGTGAAAAGTTTGTCTATGTTTTGAAATACAATCAAATCTAAATCTAAAAAAAGTATTGTACCTTCTAAACCAATTTCGTTACTAAAGAACCAAGGTTTATACCACCAGCCAGTTACAGGTAACTTTGGCAGTTTTTCAGTACGAATATTTTTTGTGATTCCATCAGTGTTTTCAGTAAAGCAAACAAATTCATAGGGCAGCGAAAGATTACGCTGCACCATGCTTTGTAATTTGTTTACATAGTCTGCACTATATTTGTCACCCCATTTTAGACAAACTACATAATTCATTATTCAAATAAATCTTCATTCCATTCACGGTGTCCTTCACGGAAAGCCATATTGCTTTGTGTTTCTCTTACTTCTACACGATAACACCACAAGCGTTCTGCTTCACTTGGACCCCACATGTCTGGAATATAAATGCCATTTACATATTTGTAAAGTTGATCTGCTAACATTTCACATCCAACTGCTGGCAGTATAACAACTTTGGCCATTTTCTTTTCTTGCAGTAGTTTAAATGTTTCCAGTTCTGGATCGTCTTCAGCCACAATAAGTGTATGATCAAACTGATCTTCTAAAAATGCTTTTAAGTCTTTTAGTCCGCCATAATCAGCAGCCCAGTTTCTTGCATCTAAATCATTTGTGCCAAAGTAAAACTTCATGCTAAATGCATAGCCGTGAATAGTATTACAATGTGAATCAGCACGCCATTGACGATATGCACATGGAAATGCATCGTGATATTCTTTTGTACTTGTGTACTTATAGGTTATTGGTTGTACCATACTTTTCCTCGTTGGTTGAGGGGGCAGAATATTTAGAGTGGGTTGATCCCTGTTTAGTCCACTTTTGTTTTATTGTATTACTTATCTTTGAACTTGTCAACACTTAGTTCTTCTCGAATGTTTTTTAGTTCGGTTGCTACTTCTTGTACACCATCTCTTGTGCTGGTTAGTGTTTTAACCAATAAGTGTATACTTTTCATAGTCCACCACCACCAAATAACCGCTGTGGCAAAATACAATCCGCAGGCAATGAAGAATAGCATTTGTGTGCTACATAAATTCAAAAACCAAGCGACCATAAGCAGGCCAGTAAAAAAAATAGGTGCTAAGATTGCGGCTCTGTTCCACACTAGCACCTGTTGTTCAAGTTTCTCTAATGTCATATTATATTTAGTGGACACATTTTAGAATAATAGTATCACTATTTAATCTACCATTCAATTTGATATCAGTTGTTTTAATTTCATCCATAAACTTGCGTAGTGCAACCTTACCTGCTTTCTTAAATGCTTTCAATGTTTCGTCAGGTTTACGTAGTGTTTTCTGTATACTCAACTTCTCATCAAAGAATTCCAATGAAGCGCCTTTTACTTGTATTGTTGCATGTTCTGCTGCCACGTATTTGCCGAGCTTACGTGTCTTTGTATTATACACCCATACTTCTGTAGCCTCTAGCAATTCTAGTGGATTAACACTTACAAGTTGAAGTTTATCATCACGTTCAAGATACTTCAGTTTAGCAATCAATTTTTCTTTACTTGGTGCTTTCTTCGCACGTGGTTTACGTGTAGCCTTAGCAGCGTCTATAACAACGTCACAAGCGCCGTGTAGCGTCTCTAATGCTGTTAAGTATGTTTTAGCGTCTGCTTTGGTTAAGTGTGCATAGCCTTCTCTTAGCTGCTGTAGCATGTCAGCTTCACGCTCGTCTTTGCAACGATTGATTTCACCTGGTGTTGGAAGTTTTTGAATTAGTTGTGCTTCTTCATATTCGCTAGTATAGAATGCTTTAATCTTGCGGGCATGTGCTTGTGTTACTTTAAACTTGGCAAAGTGTGAAACAAAGTCAAAACCTTTAGGATCAAACTTTTTCTTGTCTGTAATAAACCCATCTAACCATTCTTCAATAGCTTCACAGGCATCATACGCTTGATCACGGATACGTTCTTGAATACTAGGAACATACACATTCTTTTTAGTTTTTTCTTCTGCTTTCTTTTCTTCAACAACAGCAGCACCTTCTTCAGCAAGTTCTTTGATCCAGCTATCTAGTCCTTTGCTGTGTCCTTCTGGAACAATGTCTGCTTTATCATTGTCAATTAAAAATGCCGCAGTCGCCCAATGGCTCTTCCCACCAATCTTCCAATCCGGTAACTTGTTGATTGAACTAACCATCTTTTTATCATAGTGTTTTTTAATATAGTTTTTAACAACGGTTAACCACTCCTTTGATTCTACTTCATAGTGTGTATAGTACTGAGCTTTGTGCCAAGTAATACCTTTTATAGGCATTAGAGGCATCATATTAGCGCCACGACGAACTGCTCTTGCCGTTTTCTTTTTGGGTTTTGCTGCTACTTTACTTGCCCTTGCCATTAAAATGCCTCCTCAACTGCTTTTATATGCTTACATTTTTTGAATGCTGGACAATCACACGTAAAGCCATTGTCCTTCATTTCAATGTGATAAATGCCTTTGCCGCCTTCAGCAGTCCAAACGGTGCCTACTGCCCAATGCTTTTTTGTATTTACTATTTCACTAGCATAAACTCTCGGACCATACTTAGACATCACATTCTCCTTTGTTATGTCTTACTATATAGTTGAACGCCGTAGTAGTCAAGAACTATTTCGATAGCGTGTTTGAGTCTGAGGTTACGATCGTAGTCCTCAGGATGCCCTTTTTGGTGTAACACAAAATTGTCCAAGTCACTTATTGTATAGTTGTAGTGCTGCTTGAGACTTTGGATAGCAAGAACATCAGCAATCTCGCTATCAATCTCAAATGTTTTTGGAATGTCGTATTTACGAGCCATATTTAATCCTATAGAATGTTTCTTTCTTTGGGTCCAAGTTAAACTTAAAAGTCACACGGTACTGGTCAGTAGGCGGGTCATAGTAGTGTTCTGTATCAATCCCTTGAGTATTCTCCAGCAGATAGTTTAGCCAAGGCATATTCCAGTTGCGTTGAATCCAAGTGCTCAACGGATTGTGGCTTTCAGCATCGTGTCTTTCAATATTAAACGGCACTTCAATCATCAATCTTTGTTCCGTATTTCATAGCAAATAGACTTCCGTGTTTTGTATCGTTAGGGATGAAGAACACATCGTGATAGGTAGCAAATCCGTCAACATAACCCAACGCCTCCTCGAAGTAGAGTTTATGCACTGCTCGTTTTGCCAACGCTACATCAATGCCCAGCGTTTTGAGACTAGACCAAGGTTCTGATTCAGGAGGAGCGTGTCCAATGTGTCCCATTATTGTTCCAAGTTTGTAAATCATACCTTTACATTCTTTTTTACTGAGCCGTTTTTGTTGTAAAACTTTTTGCGCACTTCTGCCAATCCACCTTCTACACGACTTGGATACTCGCCCAAGAAAGTGCCTGCTTCTAAATCGCCTATGCTAATATGTTCTTTGTGGAAGTGTTCTATATCATCCCAAACAGCCAACATTGTTTTGCCCATTTCGTCAAAGAAGCCATCCGAGAAGATAGCATCGTCTTGTTTATAGTAGGCATATGATGCCATGAGATACCATGGCACCATCATATTGATATTCTTTTCGAATATCTTCGCTGCGTGTTCGTCAAGCATCTTTGATGTTGTTAACTAGTTCACGATTTTCCCATTCTACTTCACGCTTGGCTTGTAACCAAGTTTCACGTAGCATATAACCCACCATAGGGCCTATAACCATGAATCCTATAGTGAGCAATCCATACAAAGGATCTCCATACATTTTGGCTACAAAACCACCAATTTCCAAGGCGATCCATGTGTATACAACTCCAATAGCAATTGGTGCAAGTTTTAGTAAGAATTTTTTAGTAACTCTATTCATAACGTTTTCCTTTAAGTTGGGCATTTGCCTCCCGACTACCAAATGCGCTATGTGTATAACATACACTATATTGTGTAGGTGGTCAACCTAAAAGTGAATCTAAGTTGACCGGTGAAAAATTAGTTTGCTCAACACACACACATTTGTATGGTCCTTCTGGTGAAGGGTTGCTGTGTATGTGTCCGTGAACGTTTAGTATTGGGTCAGTACCAAATCTGTGCGACTCTGCAAGTGTACTTGCGTGTTGCGGCGTATGGCTCAACAACAATCCTATGTCACTCATATCTCTCCAAAGCATTATATCCTTAAAGAAAGGTGCAAGAAACTTTGGATTGTCATGATTGCCTAAGATAAGTTTTTTCTTACCAGGCAACTTGGCAAAGTTATTTTCCAACCATTCAACTTTATCCATACCAAACAACACATCGCCTAAGTGGTAGATAGTGTCGTTTGGTTTAACACAATCAACCCAATTGTCCATCATACACTCGTTCATATGTTCTACATTGTCAAACACTCTAGGAGGTTTGCCAGCATAATCTTTGAATGTTAATATGTTAGCGTGATTAAAGTGTGTATCACTTATTACCCATGTATTCATGGTGCCCTCCTAGAAAGCAATTTCATATCCATTTGTTACTAGCATATTATATTCTTTTTCAGCAGGTTTTAGATCATCATAAATTTTCTCCATAAGAAAATCTGTACCTTGATAAAAGGTAAATGTTGCCTGTTTCTTTCGCCGTTTTACGGTTACTGCAACACTATCGTCACCGTTTTTAAGAATTACATTTTTCATTGCTTGCTCCTTTATGCTAGTTCGTGTTTTGTAGCATAAAAAAACAGCGTTGTCAATAACAAAAATACCTAATTTTTACATTTGGTGTAATATTTTCTATTTCTTTTTTTACACTTGAATCAACACCACTTGGCAAGAATATTTGATCAATACTATGATGTATGGCTGTGTGTGCAATTTTATGTTTAGCATCTTCAAAGTTATAATAACCAAGTGCTAGTCTATTGCCAATATTAGAATTGATTAACACAGGAAACAATACATTAAGAAGGTTATGTATCAAAGTATCATTAGAAACTATTAACACTTCGCCTTTTATATCATCAAAATTTATTCTACTAGCATCAAAACATTCTCTATGTGTATATGTTTTATCAAACCTTTTATATAAAGGTGTATCCATAGTAGGAATTTTTTTATTTACACTAGTGCATTTTTTACTATCAACAATATTATAACTTAAAATATTATCTAATTCAATCCTATCGATTGTTATGTCGGCTTCGTTTTTGTTGTTTGTAATTATGCATTGTAATTCTGCTATTGCTACAACAACTGCAAAATACCCTAGCGAAACATTGACCAATTCCAAGTAAAAATATGTGTTTGGTTTGATCTGTTGCGATACATAATACATTTTTGCCTTGTTTATGTACAATTCTAATGTATTTTTATTTTTTGCTTCTTCGTCGTTACACCCATAGCGATGATTATAAATGTTTGTTGTGTATCTAAAGTTTTTTGCAAGTGTTTTTCTATATATTACATGCATTCTTTAATCCAAGGAACGTAATCAGTTATGTTTACATTTCTAAACCTGTCACTGGCTTTTGTGTTGTCCAAAAAGTTGTTCCATTCTTTTTCACTACGAGGTTGGTTAATTATGTTTTTTAAATTTAAAATGTTTTCTAAACTATGTTTTTCCCATTCTGGTATAGATGAATTTTTTAAACTCTTATATAGATCGTCTAACATTTTACACATGTCACTTTTAACATTATCTGGTATATGACACATGTGCATGTTGTAAGGGCGTTCAACTATATTGAAATGAGGTAAAAAGTTTTCATACCCATGATGTCTCCAATTGTTGTTATCAGATTTATCAATGTGATTCCAGGTCTTGTAATTTTGTCCGCACCATGCAATAATTTTAGGTAGTGCATGAATGTTTAAGCTGCTTAAAGTTACATGAGTTTGCACACTTAGGTTTGAATTTGTTCTTGTGTAAATTGCTAACTTACCTACATTACGCTGTATTACATGCCATTTACTAGGATGTCTAACGTAATACGCTAATTCGTCAACTGCATCTATGCTTAAACTCAAAACAATCTGTTTAAAATTTTTCCATACATCTAGTATTTTTTTTGGTATGGTTGTGCCATTGCTGTTGTATTGTAATGTTATGTTTTTTGAATAACCCATTTTTACAATTTTTTCTAACCAAGCATAATGTTCTTTTACAACTAAAGGTTCACCTCCTAAAAAGTTGATTGTGGATACATTAGGTAGAACTTCGTCAAAAAATCCTGTTTCAAATGCTTGTAAAAACCACGGATTTTGGCTGCTCATTTTACTTACAATATAAGTAGTTTTTGTAAATTCATTATGAGGTACGGTTGGTGCTTCATCTAACCAACTATGACTAGCCCAAGGATTACAAGTACGACATTTTAAATTGCAAACATTTCCTAGTGTAACATCTAAATAATTTATTGCCTTAATATCAACACTGCCATCTTCGTTTATGTTTTCTAATGTTGTATCAATATCTTCAATGTGGTCATCATTATGTAATTGTCTAAAACTTTTTATACCTTTTTGTTCTAAGTTAAAACATTCTTTACAAGCATCAGGCTTCTCACCGTTTAGCATTTGTTTCCTAATTTGTTTTAGACTATCGTCATTTACAAATTCTTCTATGTCCGCAGCAACTTGATAATGATCTGGATTAGATGAATAGGCAGGATATCGTTGAACATCTGTTCCTGGCATAAATTTTGATGTATGAACTTTACTTACACAACAGGGTCTAGTTCTACCATTGCTGTGTAAACTAAAACTATGCATAGCACTATGACAATATGTATCTTTATTGTATTTCTTTTGCATATTCAGGCCTTGCTTTGGTGATGTTAAAGTCAGCAGCACAATGACAATGATGTTTTGGACAAATTACGCCTTCGGTAAGCAAATCGTTAAACTCTCCACGCACAATGTTGCCTACTATAGGACCTACACCGCAACTGGCTTGTTGAATGTTTCCGTTTGGATGTATGTGTAAACTTTCATGTATGTTACAAGTCCATCCTTTGAAAAAGTTTTTGCCTTCTACAATAATAGCATTTGTGTCAATTGGTTCTATACTATCATCTTCAAACCAAGTTTTTGCCCATGCATAGTTAGGTTGCTTTTTTATTTCTATTTTTTGTTGTCTATCTGTAGTGTGACTTTTAATAAATGCAAGTTGTTCCGGATCATCATAATGATAAGGATCAGTGCTTGGACGTAATGCATCATACACAGGTGCGTATTCAATTATGTAATTGTCGCATTCGTCTTTTATACGCTGTGTAAAATCCACACATTGTTGGAAGTTTTCTTTTTGCATCATTACACGACTACACAAGTAGTTCTTCTTATCTTGTAGAAACTTGTAGTTGATCATGTACTTTTCTTCTTTTGTCCATTCAGGATGATAACTTGCAACAACATCTTCAAACAAGTGATGATGTTCTTCCCACCAACTCAACGGTCTACTGAAGTTTGTGTTAATGCCTACACTGCTACCAGGCCACTCTACCATTTCTCTAAACTTGTTTACGACAGGTAACAATGCTGCCCAGTAGGTTGGTTCTCCTCCACTGAGATATAATTTAAAATATCTGTAACCTTTATCTTGATATGTTTTGATAATACGTTCAAGTGTGTTTACAATAGTATCTATATCGCTATCGTTTTTATTACGGCCCGCCCAATTCCATTCTGAACAATAAGTGCAACGGAAGTTGCACCAATCATTAACCTGCCAAACTAAACTTACCCATTTATCCTTTGCTGGAATAATAGCTTTTATATCTTGCATTCAGTTTCCAATATTAAATCTAACAATGGAAATATAGTACTAAACTTGTGTTTTCTATATTTGTCATTTATAGCAATAAATTGCTTCATACGTTTTATGTTTTCTACGCTGTATTTATCCGTATTAAGTGTGTAGTTAATGATTCTTTGTACAGGATCTTTATGGTGTGTTGTTTTAATCATACGCAAATCATCTAATGCTTTATGCAAAATTTCGTTAGGCCATACACAACTATGTAATTGATCAGGATGCTCTAAGAAGATAGGCACAAAGTCAACACGCCTTGTTTGTGTGCTTTCTAGCCACTTTACTAATGGTGCAACATCAAACACATTCCATGCTTGATATACAAAATAAATTTTGAGTTGTACTTTTTCCGGCAGTGTCATTGCTTTTGCAAAGTTTTCTTCAACTTTGTTCCAATCTGTAGGATAGCGGATATACATGTTATGATCACCATATCCATCTATACTCATCTGTACTTCACTGCTGTTAAAGAAATCTAGTTTATCATAAAATCCTTCTGGCCATGTTGTCATGTTTGTAGTCCATGCAACATGACATTTTGTATTGCTAACTTCAACAAGTTTATCCAACACATACTGGTTTGCTTGTATAAGGGTAGGCTCTCCACCTGTCATGTACAAACGTTCTAATGTAGGTGCTACCGTATCTACAAAGTCACGAAACTCTTGTGTTTCATACCATTGCCAGTCGTGTTCTTCTACACTGCGTATTTCGTGTGCCCATTGATCATGCAACCAAGTAGGTAAACGCTCTTTGCTCATAATCTTTTTGCGTTCTTTGTAAATGTTGTCGCTGCTAACACTCCAACAACTATTACACTTTAAGTTGCAGTGATTACCAAGCCTAAGTTCCAGGTGAGTAGGATTGCTATGCAGTAATGGCGCTTTATAGTTAGCGTTTGCCCATTGCCTACTGCTTTGTAAACCTTTTTCTTCGTGCTCGTAGCAGCGACTACATTCTTTAACAGGCTTTCCTGCTAACATATTAGCTCGTACATTTAACATGTATTCGCCATTCCAAATATTTTCCCAACGGTCTTTGCCTAACACAGCGTCATGTCCGTCTGCCTGTATATAATCTTCGCTATAAACATGACAGCATAATTTACATCTTCCGTCTGTGTTTGTATGTACGTTTATAAATGGGTATACACAATATGTGTCGTTCATTCTATATCTCTTAGTTCTGGAAATATTTTTTGAAAACTTTCTTGCCTAACCATATCCATACGCTTTGTTTTAAATAAAAACATTTTTATTTCGTCTGAATGATCGTCACTTAAAAATTTTAAAATACTTTCGTAATTGTTTTTTACTTCATTTATATTATCAAATTGGTCTAAATACTTTAAATGCTCCATGTATCTTAATCTAACTTTATCTTTTAACCAAGGTGGTAATAAACTTAAACGCATGTAAGTAGGATCTAATAAAATATTAATTCGTATGTTTTGAGGTTCTAATAACCCTTCTTCTATCCATTCTTTGTGGAAGTCGGGTAGATTGAAAACATTGTAAACACTAACCGTTGGCGTAATTTCAAAATACACTTGAGGACACTGCTCAATCATATCACGACGGTTTTGCACAACCTGTGCCCAGTCCATATTTTTACGCAAGTATTCACCGCGGGCATGATTAGCATCTAAACTTGCTGCTACACGCACATTTTCAAACGCATTCCAATATTCAAATGCTGTTTTACGTTTGTAACGCATTTGTGTAAAATTTGTCGTATAATCCATTTTAACATCACGTTTACCCATAGCAATCCATTTGTCAAGTATTCTATAGTGTTCGTCTGTTATCAATGGTTCACCGCCTGCCCAATATACACGTTCTACACTTTCAAGCAACGGATCTAGTTCATCCATAAAGCTCAACATGTCATCACGCACTTTAAGTATTTTAGGATGCCCTGGATCGCCGTGTGTTTGTTTGTGATCTTCGAACCAACTACTGCTGAATTGCGGACCACAACTACGACATTTTAAATTACACAGGTTACTGAAACGTATATCCATGTATGCCATGTTTATGTCACCTGCACTGCCATCATCGCTAGTTTCTTCAACTTTGTTTTGATGATGTTTAAAGTTTTCGTTTGAGCTCTTACGCAATGTCCACATACCATTTTCTTCAAGTTCATAACAACGCCGGCATTCGGGTGATTGTTTGTTTTGTAGCATATTGAGACGCAACTGACGCATCTCTGGACCATTCCAAATATCTTGTAAACTTTGTGTTTGTGTGTTACCAACAGGTAATTCTGGATCTGCCATACAACAAGGATATGTATAACCAGCCGGCCAAAGATGCATATGAACCCAAGGCATCATGCAAAAAGTTTTATTAGTCATACAGCACTCTCAATTCTGGAAATACTTTTATAAAGTTTTCATTCCTTATGTTATCTAACTTTTGCATTTCTTCTTTAAATTTTGGTATAAGATCAGTATCATCTTTGCTTTGCAAATAATTTTTTATGTTGTTAACTTGATCAGTTAAAAAATCTTTACGTTGTGGATACATATCAAAGTAATCAAAATCCTTAATCAATTGATCTAATTTTTTTACAGCAACGTCTTTGAGTTCTTGTGGTAATATAGTACAACTTAAATAGTTAGGACCTACTAAAATATTACTTAAATTTATATCATAATCTGTAGCAAGATTATATTTAAACAAAAAGTTCACTATTTCTCTTAAGTTTAAAATATTGTAAACATTTATTGTAGGATTTGGTTGTATAGTTACCTGTGGAAATTCGTTTCTAATGTAAAGTAAATTTTCTAGTATAGTATTCCACGGTTGTCCATGTCTAGTGTACTCAGCTTTAGATTCAATTTGATCTAAACTTATGCCAAAGAATATATTATCAAAGTGATTCCAGTAATCTTTTATATGTTTGTTTTTTAGACTTAATCTACTGCCATTGCTATTATAGGTTAGTTTTGGTTTTAAGTTGTTTTGTATAAGCAAATCTAGTAACTTATAGTGCTGATCCATAAACATACTCTCGCCACCTGTAAAATATATTTCTTCTATATTAGGCAGCATTGTTTCTATTTCTTCCCACATACCTGGGTGATTAATTTCTACAACACGAGGTTTGCCTTCTGTATCTTCTGCCCATTTACTGCTAAAATGAGGACCACATGTTCGACATTTCATATTACAAAGATTACTAAATCTAACATCAAAGTAAGCAACATTTAATTTATCTACGCTGCCATCTTCTTTTGTTGTTTCTACTAAATCGTAATGGTGAATATATTCATTATTAAATTTATACCTATAACTTAGTATTCCTTGATTATCATACATAATGCATTTAGAACAACCTGGACTGGCTCTATCTTGAAGCATATCAAGTCTAAGTTGGCGCATCTTATGGCTATTCCAAACACCCTTAAACCCATTTTCGTTTATATTTCCGATAGGTTTATTCCAATCGTAAATGCAACACGGGTAAGCGTCTCCAGTCTGCCAGACGCTCATATGCACCCAAGGTGCCATACAAAAGTTTTTACCGTATTTGTCCATTTATAGCCTTACGCAAGTCTCGTTCAAAGTCAGTCCAACTTATTTCACGATTAATAAAATTATACATGTTATGTTCTAATTTGTCAAAAACTTTTTTTACTTTGGTTTTATATTCACTTATAGATGTTTTTTTAACTTTTTGTAAAAGTTCAATTGCTTGTGAATAATCGGTAACTTCTTCTACACCAAAAAAATCTTCAAATGTATAATACCCTCTATCTCTTAAAAGTTGGTGTTGATCTTTTATCCCTATTACAAAAAACGGGTGCATATGATAAATTGCTTTATAGGTTTTTTCAGTTAAAAAATTAGATCTAATACTGCTTTCTGTAACTAAACTAAACAGACTATCGTGATAATAGTTAGTAACACCATTTTGAAAGTTTATAATCCATTTTTTATCTGCATCATCTAATTTACGTATTTTGCACAATTTTTTGAAATCATTTGCAAAACTATCTTTAATTGCATCAGGAAGTTTTTGCTTGACCAATGTACCATGTAAAAAATCTTCATGTAGACGTAAACTTATTTCGGGTAGCAAATAACTTACATGACCTTCGTTTAACATATCTAATTTACATATTGCATAATACCACCAAAGTCTATGATGTCTAACATTTCTATTTAATGAAATAAACTTTTTGTTTGCTGTATCTAAACTTTCTAATCGTTGCTTTGGAGTGATACGACTGAAGTTACTTGTAAGTCTAAAACATCTGCGTGTATAACTTTCCCAATAGTTTATAAACACATGATTTACATCGGCAACTTTCTTTAAATGATTTTCATAATTTGTAGTTATAAGTATTGTTTTTTCTTTTTTTACTTTATTTTGTTCTATAGCTGCGGTTATTCTATGCTCGTTAAGTTGAGCTTCTTGCACACTCCATAAACCTAAAAATGTGTTAACATCAGTATTAACAAGTTTTTTTAATTTTTTATCTATTGTAAATTCACAGCTCGCCGGAAGGTATACAAAAATGCTGATTATTTTAATTGCATCTTTGGGTAAAAATGGCAACATTTCAGTAGACACAAATTGTCTAGGATTAAATCTATCAAAATGATTAAAATAAGGCTCAAGCTGTGTAGTTGGTTTTGGTCCAAGATTTTCAGTGTGAGCACTTGTATGTGGATTAGCTGATAACTCTGGTATTACATAGTAAATTGGTTTCATGATGTATTTAATTTCTATAAATAATATATGAAGAACAAATGGTATTATCCTACTTACTTAAAAGAAAGTCATCTAAGCCCTAAAGGAAGGTTTGCATCTACTAATATTCCAAGTAGATCTGCTGTAGTAGAGCTGCATGACGTTAAAGGTAGTTACATAAACGAATCAGAAGATTATAACTTGGTTAACGTAGGTAACAATACCTACGTGTGTATAACTGATATTGCAAAATATGAAGAATTGCTAATCAGTCCACAAAAAAACTAAGTTCAAGTAAATCTTCTTTGAGTACAAAGTCGTCAGGCAAGTTAACTGCCTGACCTTCTTGTATGGCATCACAAATTGCCTTACTTTCACTTAAATTGAAATGAGTGTGCTTGCTGATGGTAATCTTTGCTTTGAAGAAGTCTGCATCTGCTCTATAACCTAAAATAATCATTTTACTTTAACTCCAATATCTTTAAGCATTTTTGCTGCCAAAGCTGTAGTACGCAATGAACTTTCAAGTTTGTCCATTTCGTCACAGATACTGACGGTCTCAATAGATTCCCATAACAACCCATGTGTTCTGTAAGGTTGCGTCCATTCGCCTTCTACATGATAGTTTTTCATCCAACTCATTTTTTTACCTCGCAGCAATAGTATAATTTATAGCGAGCAATAAGTCAAGAGAAAAGGCCTAAAAAAAGGCCTTTCCATGTGTGTGTCATTACTTATTGTAAGTTACAACGATGTCTTCTTTTTTGCGTGTTGGGAACACTAGTTCTTCTGTTGCGTGAACTCTACGGTTTTTCTCTCCGTTTTTGAAACCAATACCCATTAGTAGAACTGGATCGTTCTCTAAACCTAGATACTCTTTGATGTTTTCAATTTGGAAACACTGGCAGCAACCAGTGCCGTAACCTAGCATACCAGCTGTTACGTTTACGTATCCTGCTGCAATACCTGTTGCTGTTGCAAGATCTCTTTCATAAACATTAATAGCTGCCATGTCAGCTGTTGTCCACTTACGTGATCCGAATTCTGAAAGTTGATCAATTTCTCTTCTTTCGAATACAAATAGTACATTAGCCATTGTTTGGCTGTTTGTAGTTGGAACAAAGTTTCCGTCCTTGTCATAAGCATCAACACCTGTTGTCATTTCATGAATTTTAGCAATCTTTTCTAGATCAGTAAAAACATGTAGGTTGTAAAAACGGATGTTTTGTTTACTTGGACAATTAGTAGCCGCATGTACAAGAAGATCCAGATCCTCCTGTGGCATTTCTTTTGTCAAATCAAAATTACGTTGGCAATGCTGGCTTCTAATAACTGCTTTCTTAACTTCATTGTGCATTGTTATCATTTTAGCCTCCTTTCGTTTTATATGCGCATAAAATGTATATCAACGTATACAATGTATTTAGCATTTAAAACAAGAAGTATTCGTATATATTAACTTTTTTTAACAAAATGGCGGTGGGTCAGGGATTCGAACCCTGGGAAGACTTTCACCTTCGCTGGTTTTCAAGACCAGTGCATTCAACCGCTCTGCCAACCCACCTATTGTTGTTCTTCTATTTCAACACCACATTTTCTACCACATCCTGGGCAATATAATTGTGCTCTGTCAATGCGGTATTTATCGTTCATTGTAGGGAAAGACCAATAGTGCTTGCAACTAGTGCAAGTTAGATGCCAGATAATTTCTTTCTGTGCTCTTATCATATGTTATTTACGATTTGAGATGTAAACACCTTCTGAAGAATGAATACTTGTCATTAATTCTTCCCACATTTTTGGTGTCATTGCTATTGCTTGCATCATGTTAATGTCTTCATCCCATTGTCTAATATAAACTATGTCATCGAAACTATTAACAATTACATCTTCACAATCGTTAGTATCGTCAACAATTGTAATTAAAACTTCGTCATGGTCAAATTCTACACTAAACATCAATTACCTTTTAGTTGGAGCGGACGACCAGATTCGAACTGGCGACATCTGACTTGGAAGGACAGCGCTCTACCCCTGAGCTACGTCCGCATAATTTGGAGTGCATGACAGGACTCGAACCTGCATAAAACGGATTTGCAATCCGCGGCCTAACCATTCAGCTACACATGCACATGGCTGGGAATCCAGGACTCGAACCTGGAACCTACGGTACCAAAAACCGTTGCTCTACCAATTGAGCTAATTCCCAATGTTGGCGACCTGTACCGGGATCGAACCGGTGTTCTTCTGCGTGACAGGCAGACGTATTAACCACTTTACCAACAGGCCTTAAATTTGGAGCGGAGAATGGGGTTCGAACCCACGACCACTTGCTTGGCAAGCAAGAGCTCTACCACTGAGCTACCTCCGCATTATTGGTGCTGGCAAGAGTTCCGACCTCTACTTAAACAACTGCCTACGCCTGCCCGGCATCCTAGCAGTTGTTGCTAATCCGTAGCAACCAACATATTGGTGGAGATAACCGGGATCGAACCGATGACCTATTGAATGCAAATCAATCGCTCTCCCAACTGAGCTATATCCCCTTTATGGTCTCGGTAGCTGGATTCGAACCAACGACCTCTTGTACCCAAAACAAGCGCACTACCAGGCTGTGCTATACCGAGATTGGCATCGGTGCAGGGAGTCGAACCCCGGCTTTCAGTTTTGGAGACTGACGTGCTACCATAACACTTCACCGACATAATGGTGCGAGTAGAGGGACTTGAACCCCCACGCTGTAAAGCACTAGAACCTAAATCTAGCGTGTCTACCAATTTCACCATACTCGCATGGCTCCGGAAGTAGGGATCGAACCTACGACCCAGTGGTTAACAGCCACTTGCTCTACCGCTGAGCTATTCCGGAATAATGGTGCCGCTTGAGAGACTTGAACTCCCGACCCACTGATTACAAATCAGTTGCTCTACCAGCTGAGCTAAAGCGGCTAAGTTTTCAAATAACATGTAAACATTACTGCTTACTTAATTACTATAGCATCTATTTAGCTATTGTCAATATTTTTTTTTGAATTATTTGATTTTTTAAAACTTGTGCATACCACTCATGTTGTTTTATGCCCGGGTGATTACCATCTATTGCATAATCCATATAATCTCGAGGAGGTAAAACAAAATATTTTTCATCATTTTGAAAATTACACAATTTATACCAATGATTTTTTCTAAACTTATTAAAGTATGTAAAAGAAGGAGTATATTCGATAGTCAAAAACTTAACACCTTCTGATTTTAAAAACTCATTACACATAATAACAGAACTTGCATAATTATATAACATGTCTAAATCATTATAATATCGTTTGTAATAATTTTTTGTATTTGAATCTCCTATACCCCAATGTCCTAGATTTGTTGTAGTATCATCATCGTTTAAAATACCAACTCTAAAAGGATTTGTCCACATAATAATTACAAAGTCTGTTGACACATTCAATGATGATTGTAAAATGTTATATCCTAGCTCTTTAATGCTACTACCGCATTTAGCCCTGTTATCTATCTTTTTAATGTTAAGATATTTAGAAAGAAGTTTTGGCCATGCGAAAGAACTTGGGTATTCTCCAGGCCAACTTATATTTTTTTTATGAATACAATCAGGTAATCCATGTCCGTAAGTATAACTGCATCCATAAGTAATCAAACGTTTTATATTTTGACTTTGTAATTTAGACATTATCTTTATTATTTCAAAACTTTTTCTAAGTTAAGTTTTACTTTTGTTTTTTCAGCTAATCGTGTAGCATACCAATGATGCGCTTTGCGTCCAGGATGTCTTTTATCAACTGCTAAGTCTTGAAACCGAACAGGCGGCGCACAAAAGTATAGCCCGTAGTTATGAAATTCTAGTGTGTCGTGCAAATTAATTAGATTGTGTTCTTTGAATAGGTTTTTACTATCAACATGTTCTAAGTTTAAAAAATTAATTTTCTTAATTTTCAAATATTTTTCTACTAAATTTATACTACTTGCATAATTGTATAAACTATTAACATCATTGTCTATATGTTGAAAGTATAACTTGCTCCGTTTTTCATTTAAGTCATACCATTTAAACTCTGTTACGGTTTTATCTTGGTTTATCATGCCATTCCTAAATGGATGAGTCCATAAAATAATAACATAGTCGTTTTCTCTAAAATCAAAATTTAAAACGCTCCAAGCAATTCGTTGATTTGATGCACCACATTTTGACATATTTACACAAGGTCTTTTCATATGTTTTGTAGCAAACAAATTTGCCCAAGAAAAAATACTAGGGTTAGGACCTGGTGCTTTATAATTATTTTTATCTATACAATCGGGAAGTCCGTGTCCGTATGTATAACTGCAACCAAATGCAATTACTCTCATCTACGCACTTTACAATTTGGACACCAATCGTTGTGTCCTAATTCTGTTTTACATTCTGGACATATCATAACTTTATTCCTTTTATGGCGGACGGACAGGGATTTGAACCCTGGATACGCTATCAACGTATGCTCCCTTAGCAGGGGAGTGCTTTCGACCACTCAGCCACCCGTCCCTAAAGTTATTTACATTTAATCAATTGGAAACTCTAATATATTTGATTTTTTATTATCAACAAGAGTAAATTTTACACCGCCGTCTTTTTCAATTTCAGGTAGGTCTTTTGTAATTCCAAAGTGTTGTTCTAAACGAAATAATCTTGCATTTATTTCATCTAGCATAGTTATAATCAAGTCTGTTTTACTCATTTTTATTACCTAAGATGTGTTCGTAAATTTCTTTCCACTTCACTACTTTTTTCATACCAACTGGAATACTTTCTTTCATATTAAAACCGTGCTCAATAAGTATAGGTTTTAAGCCATATTGTAATCCTAAAAAGGCATTTGACATTTTATCTTCAATCCAATAGTATCCTGTATCCGCATATTCATCTAATGCTTCATCTTTATCTGCACCAGTATCTAAACATACTAAACGAGTAAATGCTGTTGGACCAAATAGTTTTTCAAGATTCATCTTACGGAGTTTATAAGCACTAGGATCTAAACTAAGGCTTGTGATACAATGGAATTCATAACCGTGTTCTTCATGCAGACGCTTGACATAATACATTGCATCACGTAAACTAGGCAGAAATCCAATAGCAGCACTTTCATTAAAGATTTTACATTTGGTCTTTGCCTCATCTTTACTAATACCAAAACGTTCACCTATATCATAGTAATGGTTTCCGTTTTCAATTTGTGTATAACCATGTTGCTCCATCCAAGTGCAAAATGCATATTCCCAATTGAGCAACACACCGTCGCAGTCAGTCAAAATAATCTTATTCATTGTTTGCCTTTCTATTGCCTATATTGTATATTAACACTTAGTTATATATTTGTCAATAGAAATTATCTAGCGTTGATGTTTGCTTCAAGTTGAATACGATCGCCAACTCGGAAACGATTGTATGTATATGCACTACCTTTAAGATTTTGCCATTCAAATGTAATGTAGTAGTTTTTAAGTTCACGCACTTCTTCACGTACCATTGCTTCACTACACTGACGTTCTGTTTTGTAACCAGTTACTACTCTACGTGATCCGTTTGCACCTTTGTCTGCACCAATAATCCCACCAATTACTGCACCTGCTGCTGCACCGTTATCATTGCCGCTTACACCTTTACCTAGAATACCGCCAATGATCATGCCTGCAAGTGCCCCACCTGCTGCATCGCCGCCGCCTTGTACGGTGCCATAAATTGGGACTTCTACATCATAACATTCTGTGCGTGGAACATTTTGGTAAACGGTTTCATAACGTGGAGTTACACTAGTAACCCTACCTGTAACAATTTCTGCTGTTGCAGTTGTAGCAAAAGTACACGCTGCAAGTGTCATTGCAAGTTTTTTCATAATAGTGCCTTCCTTTATATGCCTATATTTATACATAGCATAATATAAATTAGTTGTCAAGCAAATTTTTGTAATTAAATGCAATTCTGTGTAAAACTCTTTTGTCCATATGTTCAAACGCCCAACGTTTGTGTATACTCAACCATTGTTCACTTATAACAACATCTCCATTTTGCCAATGATGATCATAACAAAATTCAGGTTTGGTTACATGTGCAATAAGTCTGTCCATCAAGTCTTTAAATTCTGTCTCAGTTTTACCCTTCATACCAAAAATTTGTAAGAAAGGAAAATACAATCCAGTTTCGCCTGCATCATTTGTGTGTACTAGTTTAAAAGGTTTATCTGCGTCGTGGTGTTCTTTAAAAAACTTACTTGGACTATATGATCCTGTTTTGTAACCAAGTGTGATTTCAACATCTTTTATTTCATCTTTCATTTCGTCACTAAGAGATTTATAACTTTCTATATTATTAATCCAACTTGTTACACTACCTGCTGTACCTTCTACACCATATAGCCAAATTAAAGGATCTCTGTTGTAATTACTTGCTTGATTGGCATGCCAGTCTAATGCACTTGTATGCCCAAAAAGTCCTTCTTCTCCTTTGTCGTTTTTTTGTCCTGTAACTCTTAAAATATGATTTCCAACAGCCAAGTGTTCTGTACGCTGTCCTTCTTTTGGTAACACAGGATTTATAATAAATTGACATTCACCAATTTTAGAACAAAAAGCAACTTCATCTTCTGGTTCTAATTTTTGATTGCGTAAAACTACAACCATGTTAGAAAGTATTAGCCTTCCAATTACATGAGCATCTTCTGTGCTACTTGTGCGCAAATCAAAATCTTCGATTTCAATTGCCCATTTATTGATAAGATTTATTTTCATAGTAATCCTTTTTCCTATATTATATAATAGACTAGCAATAAAGTCAAGTTAAAAAATTTTGTCTTAATTTTAATTCTTTAACAACATTTTTTTGAAAATAGTTTAAAATAAATATAAACATTTCATTATGATTAGAGGACGAAAAATGGTTTTGTCTATAATCTTTTCCTATTGGTAAATTAAAGTACTTTTTATACTCATTTTTAGATAAATCTACTAAATTTTTGTTTACAAAACAAAATTTGTTATTGTTTGTAATTAAATTGTTATCTAATTTTTTGAGTGTTTTTTCGCTATAGGTAACTGGAAAAACAATAGTTTTTTTAAAATGTTCACTTAGAGTCTTTATTGTAGCTAATCCTTTTATATTTTCTTTATGTTCATAATCAAGTTCTTTTGATAGGTAATATTCATGCATATTTTTAATAAATGGAACATATTTACGAAATTGATGCCATAATTCTTTACTATAAATTTTTAAACTTTCTTCTGATTGTAATAACTTTGTGTAGACTTGTTCTTCAGGTTGGAAAAAATTTGTTTTTAATCTGAAACAATCAGGTAATGTTATAAGCAAATATGAATCTGGATGTATCCCATTATCTAGCACACTCAATAACCTTCCTATTGTTTCACTTAATCCTATTCCTCTAACTGCATAATTTTGTATTTCATAATGTCTTTCTAATTGAGTTATATAAGTTTCAAATCCTTGTTCAAGATGAGGAGAATTAGGAGTTGCAAAACTATCACCAAAAACATAAAGTTTATTTTTCATTTATTTTGCCTTTGATTATATCTGCAACTAATCTATGACCATCTTCATGAAAATGTCCATCATCTATAAACAAATTGTTTTGTTTAGGATCTGGCACGTTTATACACCTATCTTTAAAATAATCTATCGTATCAAATGTGCTAGGTATATATCCGTTAATGATTAAGAAGTATGCATTTATTTTATTATATGCTAACATACATTGTAAATTATAATTTAAACTAATAAAATTTTCATCTTCGAAGTTTGTGTCTAGAAAATATTTTTCGTATGTTTTAAAAAATTTTGATTCAACCCTATTAGGTTGCCAACTGCCTGCATTTGCTTTGTACCTAATTATTTGTCCTGTATTATAATCTTCTCTAATTTGTATATTATCAGTAAAGTTTATTTGAGGATGTGTTTCTTTATTAGCAGTAAAAAATTCATTACGTGTAGTTTCTGTATATTGAATTATAACAATGTCATTGGAAGTTATTTCACCGTCGTGTACCATTTTACTGAGTACTCTGCTTATACGTCTGTTGCTTCCGCATCCTGCTGCTTGGAGGTTTAGTGCAACCTGTATGTTTTCAGATAAAAAGTCACCATAACATTTGGTGACTTTTACCCGTTCGCTTGCACTACATCCGAAAACGTATATCATACCGTAACGTCTACAGACTTATTCCAAAATCCAGATACTTGTAAGGTGTATTTTGGTGTAAGTCCAGCATTTGCGCTTAAATGTAAATGATCACTATCCCAAACAAACCCTTCACCTGCTTTCCAATGTGTACTGGTTTGCCATTCTTTGTTTTCGTCTTGATAATTAATAAAATGCCCTGGCGCCCAATCTTCCAAATAAATGTTTGCACGTACTTTTTTACGTGTATCATCAGGATACATATTGTTTATTTTAAAGAATGTATCTCTGTGCATTGTAATAGTGTTACCAGGTGGTTGTAAAATTGCACTGATAGTTACAATTTCAATACCTAACAATGCTCCAAGTGTAAAATAGTCTACGCCAGGGTCGCCGTCATCGAACCATAGTTGTTGAATACGTGTGTTGTCTTCGTGATAACTATCCGGAAAGCCACCAAATGTTTTGTGAATATCTTCCTGCTCACGCACTTGATAACTTATACAACTTCCTTTGTGTTGTTCATAGTCAGCTGCTAAAAACGGTGTTAGATCATATTCAGTTTTAGTTTTGAGTATCAATAGTTTGCTCCATCATCATGTCCATTACCATAATACTTATCAACTGCAACCTTCTTAACACGATCATATCTGAAGCTACGCCATGCACTAGGTTCTATATCGATAGCCCACACAACAATAGTTTTTTCTTCTAAATTGCGTATTTTTGTTTGACTAAGTTTATCTTCTCTTTGTGCAGGTGGCAGCATACTAGGAATTAAACTACACTTCATAGTACGCTCATCACCGCTGAGTTTTTGAAATGTAACATCAACTACTTCGGTTGAAAGCATTTCTAATAGTTGCTCTTTTGTAGGAATGCCTTTGAGTGCTGCTACGGTTTCTTTGACTTTGTCTGACATGTGCAGTTCCTTCCTTGATTACAATCGTGTGTACAAGCAATGTTATGCGGGCGTGTTTGAATATACGCCCATAAACCTACTACACATATGATTGTTAATGTACTCATCTATTTTCAATTACCTTATCAGCAAGACCATACTCTACTGCTTCTTGTGCTGATAAAAAAGTATCAAACTTCATTGTTTCAGCAAGCTCATCGTATGTTTTACCTGCGCTGTTGTGTTTAGCATAAAGTTCGACCAACCGTTTATTCAAGCGTTTTGATTCTTGTAAATGGCGAATGTTGTCTTCCATTTCAAGTTCTTGTACATACACAGAACCGCCTGTACCTCGTGTTCCTGAACTTACTCTGTGAATCATTGTACGACTTTCAGGCAATACCATACGTTTACCAGGTGCACCTGCTTGTGCTAGGAAACTACCCATGCTTGCTGCTTGACCCATTACAATAGTTTTGATGTCTGGTTTAATAAATTGCATTGTATCATAGATAGCTAGTCCTGCTGTAACACTGCCGCCTGGCGAGTTAATGTAAAGATTAATGTCTTTATCAGGATTTTCTGCTTCTAAGAAAAGCATTTGTGCAACAACAAGATTAGCCATATTATCTTCTACTACACTATTCAGCATGATAATACGGTCTTTTAGCAACCTGCTGTAGATATCATAACTACGTTCGCCTTTGCTTTCTTGTTCAACTACGATTGGTACTAGGGGCATTTTTCTTTTTTTCCTCTTCTAATTTTAAATTTAAAATAAAGTTTTCAACTAGCAATCTTGTAATAGTTGCCATTGAAACTGATTCTCTATGGTCTTGTGGCAAAGCATACATTTGATCTAAAACGCTATCTGCCATCATTTCATAAACTTCGTTCTCAGTTACATTCAACGTTGCCCAATTAATATTATCTTTAATATCGAGGCTTTTTGCTAGTTCAACAATTTTTTCTACTGCTTCTGTTTTTGTTAGTGTCATTGATTTGTGTACTCCGGCCATTGCTTGGCAAATTCTTCTGCATGTTTTTGATGTTCAAAATGGAAAGTATGTTCATAAACATTACTCCATTTATCAAAACTCCATTGATGACGTTCTAGGTGTTTTCTACACCAGTCTTTGCCACGCCAATCTAAATCACTATGTAAACGCACACTGAAGCCATTTGGCTTCCAACGCATTTTGTATTCACTTATTTCAACAGGTGTCATTAGTGTAAGTATCCATAGTTTGCATCATCGTTAGGATCAATTCCCCATTTTTCTTTTAGTAGTTCTACAATTGGTTCTGGAACATCTTCATCTTCATGCGCTTGTGGTACCCATATACCTTTTAAATTACCTTCCGAATCTAAGATAAACCCATAATCGTCTTCGTCTAATGTACTTTCAAATCCTAAATAATCATGACTCATCTTCTCTCACTTTCTTTGCAATTGTTTTATGAATGCCCGGATGTACTGCAAGAACATTTTCCATCATTTTATGTCTAATATAGTTTCTAGTATAATGTATATCTTCGTTGCTGTCATCCTGAATATAAGGTACATTTTTCATTGCTGCCCACAATTCAAAATCTCGTTTACGATTTAAACGGAAAGGTCTAATTACATGCTTCCTTCTATATGGAATAATGTGTCCTTTTCCTCTTAGACTACTATATATCCATGTTTCTACACAATCATCTAAATGATGAGCTGTAACAACAGGATAGCCTGGATATTGATCTAAAAATCTATAGCGTTTTTCTCTCCACCATGCCTCTCTACTTAGACCAGGTGGAATTGATTCTCTACCTATGTCGCCTGTTAAACACTCAATGCTATTTTTATGACAATATTCATTCATAAATTTTTCAGCTTGTCTTCCGTGTTCTGTTCCATGATTAAAATGTAAAACAACTACTTCATGTTTACGTTTAAAGAAGTCTAATGCAACCATTGAGTCGACTCCACCACTACAAGCGAGGTAAAATTTCTTTGGTAGCTTACCTTGAATTTTGATCATATTCCCAATGCTTCAATAGTTCTAGTTTCTCACCTTCACCTTTGGTCCGAATATAACCTTCCTCAATTAAACTTTCTATTGTAGCTGAAATCACATCCTCTAAGTGATTACGGAAGGACATAACCCTTCCTACATATGTAAACATAACTGCTGTGCCCAACAACCAATATGTCATTTCATTATATAAAATCTGTTCTAACATTTTACCGCCTTAAAGTTTTCTCTTTCCCATCCAGTGTTACATGCACAACCAAACTTGTTGTAGCATTGATCTTCTGCACTTTTTTCATCATATGCAGGTATTGTATCTATGTATTTCACTACACAACCATTTTCATTTATCAGAACCACATGATAATAGTATTTAAACATAAACTAGCTCTAAGTCTTTTTTAAATGTGTTCATTAAAATTCTTGCTTTCGTAACTTTACATAATTCAATCGTGTCATAGGAGTTTTTGTATCACGTTCAACATCTTGTCCTTTTATACGAGCTACAATGTCATACGTATCCCCAACAGCATACATTTGTTTCTGTGTAAAGCACACCAAGTCTTTACCAATAGCACCAAAGTGCATATACGCTGGTTCCGAAATCCAGTCAGTGCTAAGAGGAATGACTTTAAGGATTTCTACCTCGCTAGGCTCAATACGATCACCTTGTAGATGTGTGCTATCTACAAATTCAGTTTTCACACGTTGCTTGTATACTTTGTCTTTTACTTGACGATCAATAAATGCTGGCAAGTATGCAATTAAACCTACACGACCTATCGGCATTTCTTCACTGCTGTATGCTGCAAACAGATCAGCTTCAAATTGCGGTAAGTCTCCAAGTGCTAACATGGTATATCTACGCATATGTTTATCACCTGCTGCTTTTGCTGCACGATCTTCATCTGTGATTGTAAGTGGCACAAAGTCTTCAGGCTTAAACCCATCTTCTAAGGTATAAGCTATTAGTTCTTTGTTGCTGAATGTAGTAGGTTGACCTTCGCTATAACGACGAGTTTGTTTTTCATAACCGTTGTTTACACGATAAGCTGCAAACGCTAGATGAATAAGCATTTCGGTATTGTGTGTCATTTTCAGTGCCTTTGGATTGCCTAATAACCATTGTTTATAAGTTAATATAGCAGGGCAATCTTCCATTGTCAACCAAATACGTAAGAAAAAACTTCAGGAGTGAGTTTTTTAAAATTTACATGTCTATACTTTTTGCTGTATTGCATCATAAATTTTAACTCAGGCTTTTTATCTACATTGTTTCCTAATGTATGTTTAATATCATCGAGTGTCGCAATAAATCTTGGCCAGCCATGTGCATCATCGTCATAAAAACAATCTTGATTTTTTGAGATTGTATCAATGGCGTTGTCGATATATGTACTCCAAGAACTTGGCATAATACTAGGTAAGAGTGAATTAGGCTCATATACAATGTTAGGACTTATGCTTATCTTTTTGCTGTATTTTTTACTTAGGTTAACCAAATACTTTGCGTAGTTGTCAACATCGTGCAAGGTAATTGCATTAAATGCTGTATTAAAATTAAAACGTATCCAATCTTGTTGCATCCATTTGTGAATATTTTTATCAACTTGTTCCCAACTACTTCCATAACGTGTTATTTCAGTCAGTTTACCAGTACATTCTAAACTCATACTTATGTGGACAATTAAATTTGGATATGCTTCTTTGCATTGTTTTAGATAGTCTAAATTTGTCTCAAATATTTTGTCAGGTGTATTACAATTTGTTATGAAGTTTAATAACAATTCGGTGCTTTTTGGAGCACCTTCGTAGAATGCATCAACAAACCTTTTGAACTTACCGTTTTTTACCTGAGGACTTAAAAAAGGTTCACCGCCAAGAATAGCCAAGTCTACCCTGCCGGTAGCATCAGCACGTTTTCCTACCGTCCTAATAGTATCTATTATTTTTTGTATTTTTACATCGTCTTCTTTGTGAATATCTACAGGTTTACTCCAAAACATTTTAGTTTTTTGATTTTCTTGCGCCCATTTACTACTCAACCAAGGACCACAATATATACATGCCAAGTCGCACGTATTATCAAAAAATATTTCTAATCTTGTAAATTGCTGATTGTAAGGAAGTTGATCTAAATTTTTATTTTTTAAAAAGTCAGGTATTTTACCTTCTGTCTGTCTCCAACTTTTGATATTTCTGTGTTCGGCTCGCCAACAATTATCACATGCTGTGTGTTCGATGCCATTTGCTAAACTTTGCCTGATATCAGTTAAAAGTTTATCTTTTTCTGGTGCATCAGGATCATGATCATCCAAACTTGAACCTTCTAGTAATTTACAACACCATTTAATTTCATTACGTGGTACGTCAATAAGGATGTCTTTGTAAGGAAAGTAGCAATTTAATTTTGAGCTCATGAGATATTTATACTTGCGTCCATTTTCTATGAGCAAGTTTGTTTTGTTCCGCCCATGTAACAAACAACCCTGTTTCTCTACCGTGCGCTTCAATTTCGCTGGGCTTGTCCCAATAATCATAGTCGGCTTCTACACTATGATCTAGTTGTCCTAATTCGTATTGTTTCACATGAACAAGTTCGTGTGCTAATGTAGTCAGCATGTCACGCATACGCATACTACGCTTGAGATCTATTTCATACTCGCCTGCGTCTACTTGCACACAACCACCAAGGCTGCGATCATTTGTCAGTCTACGAAAGTATATTTCTACATCTGGATTGATGTTAAACTTTTGACAAACGTAATCTGCCATGCTGTAAGCATATTTGCGTTGCTGTTTAGTGCCGCCTTGAA